AATGCGACCAAGTATCTGTTTCTTTGAAAATGTCGAAGGACATATCTCGTTGGGGTTGTCCAACGTCATCGAAGACTTGGGAAGAATGGGTTACAGAACAACGTGGGGCATATTCAGCGCGGCTGAAATTGGCGCGCCTCATCAACGCAAACGGGTCTTCATCTTGGCCCACTCCAAGCGGAGCCGTAGTGAACGATGGGGAAACATTAGCCTCATGGGAGGCGAGGAAGGCTCGAAACATAGAGAAGCATCGCAATGGGAACGGAATGGGGACGCCTTTGACAATCGCCGTGCAGCAAGCTATTGCCAATGGCCGTCCCGCCCCAGCCAGCCCCAGCACTCATGGGAACCGCCCAGAGTTGTCATCTCAATGGAGAACGCCATCAGCCAACGAGGCTGGAGCCAGGGTGGAGACGTTATTCACGAAAGACGGTCAACCAGCGAAACCCGGAGAGAGGGCGTACAGGCTACAACCGGATGGTCGCCTGGTGCTACAATCTCAAACCATCAATCAGCAAGTAGAGATGGTGGAGAAGGAGAAGCGGCAATCGTGGGCGACGCCAAGATCGGGCAAGGTCACAGACGAGAACCCGGAGACATGGGCCTTGAGGCAAGCCAAGGGGGACGTGGCAACGATGCCGTTGACGTTACAGGTCAAGCAATGGAGAACACCATCCGTAGCGGAGGAGAAGAACCAAGCGCACAGCCAGCAGATTTATCTCCAGAATCAAGTGGGCGCGACACCGAAAGCGTGGAGAACACCAACCTCGCAGTTAATCGAAGCAAAGCCAGAAGGAGTAAAACTGACCAACCGTACGCCGAAAGATCCGCAAGTGGGTATTGCGGATCAGGTGAAGAAGCTGCACACGCAGGGGAAACTCAACCCTCGCTGGGTAGAAACCCTGATGGGACTGCCCGTGGGCTGGACTATGCCAAGCTGTGCGTGTCCTGTGACAATAGAACCGACGAACTCCGACTCCTCGGAAATGGCGTAGTGCCAGCCACAGCAGAGCTTGCGTTCAGGACGCTGGCGAGCGACTTGTAACCCACCTCCGGCCCCGAAACGAAAACAGCCGCCTCGTACTTGAGGCGGCTGTCCTGTTTCTGGGTGCGTCACCTCGGCCTGAGAATCTGCACCGGAGGCGGAATCGCGATGCCCATCGAGATGTGGACGCGCTGGGTGGATGGCGGAGGCGTCAGCGTGACGGACTGCGCGACGTGGACGCGGGGTGCGACCGGCGCGACCGGAGCCGGCGCGACAGGTGCCGCGACCTCCGACTTCGGCTTCCGCGCAGCCCTGGCCTTCGCCATGCGCTGCTTGCGGGCCTCGCGCTCCTCGGGGGTGATGGTCTTCGGAGTTCCTGCGCCTTGGGTTGCAAGCTGCGCGCCGGGGGTGTTTGGGATGATGGATGTGTCCATGATTTCGGGGTTCAGAACGGGATGTCGTCGTCTTCTGGGGTTTTCGGAGCGGCTGGCTTCACCGGGGCCGGCACCGGCGCTCCAGCCGCACGCTGCTCGTAGTGCTTCCAGTTCCCGAGAATCGGACCCTTTTCTCCGGCCTGCCGGCGCTCCTTTGGCAAGCTCTGGGTCACGAACCCGTCGTTGCCGTACTGGTCGCGGCCCGCCTTGTTATCGTGGAGCGTGAGGTCCACGTACTTCGGAATCCGTCCGTCCGGCTTCGGCTTGCCGGGAATCAGGCCGGTCTTGTCGATGAGTGTTACGTCGATGTTTAGGAATTGCATGGTTGGTTTACGTGTTCGTTGTGTGCATCAAAAATCTTCCAAGCCGGAGCGCCCTCGCGCGGCATCCAATCCATCGGCTCGCCTCCCGACCAGACCTCGGGCAACGCGCCGTAGGTCGTCTCGATGAGCGAGGATGTCCGGTCGCCGATCATGGCCGCAACCTGCTCGTTCGACGTGCCTCGCGACCGCATCACGGTCACGAAGAACGCGCGCATCCCGTGGCTGGTACGATGCCCGAGGCCAAGGCGCTTGCAAATCGCGGCCAGCCGGTGCGTCAGCGACACCCGGTTCAGCGGGCGGGCCAGGTCGCGGCCGGGAAACCACCAGGGCGAAGCGTCACCGTACGTCGCGGCGTGCCACTTGCGATGCCACTCGATCGCAGTCACGAGCGCGGGGTGGAGCGTCACGAACGGGAACCGGCCCGCCTTGGACCGCCGCACGTACAGGAACCGGCCCTCGATGTAGCCCGGCTCCTGCTTCGACTTGGCGTCCATCCGAAACGACAGGATCTCCGACGTGCGACAGCCCGTCAGCGCCTCGAACAGCATCTGCCACCCGGTGGCCTCGCTGGCTACGTCGCTGAACATCTCCGAGGCTAGCCTGTGCAGCTCGTCGCCGTCCACCGGCATCACCTCGCGGCAATGGCGCACGTCGGCGGCGTTCTGGAGCTTCGGCCGGCGCACGATTGGGTTCACTGGAATCCAGCCGTGCAGCGCAGCGAACGACAGCGTGGCCGACAGCGTGTCGAGTTCCTGCTCAGCGGCCCGCGGGCGTTCGGTCTGGCTGCGACCGTACGTGATGGCGGATAGGAGGCCGATGTTCGCCAGCTTGCTGCGCCCGAAGGTGGGCCGCAGTCGCTCAATGCGGATGCGGTCCATGGAAGCGGCCGTCGGGGATTTGGGCATCCCGTTACGTCCAGGGCAGCCGGCGCTCAGGTAGGCGTCGGCAAGGGAGGACCAGCGGGTGGGTTTCATGCGCGGAGACGCGCCATAAGTACGAGGTTCATGTATTTTCCGTCCAAAAATCTCGCGTTGCGCTTCACGCCTTCGGTCTCGAATCCGAACTGGCGGTACAGCGCGACGGCAGCCTCGTTGTGCTCGAAGACCTCCAGCTCGACGCGCTCGAATTTCGTCGCGGCCAGCACGGCTTCGAGGAGCTTCCGGCCGATTCCCTGCCGGCGATACTGCTTCGCGACGCCCATCGACAGCCGGCCGACGTGATCGAAACCTTCGTACTGATGACGCTCGGGCCAGATGCAGGCGAAGGCGATGGGATTCGGGTCGATAGCCACCGCTCCGATTCCGCCGCGCTGCTCGGCAATCACGATGTCTCCAATGGACACGCCAGCGTTCGCGCGCCCGGTATCCATGAACCACTCCCGCTCGCCAGCGATGCCGCGCATCAATACGGACAAGCTGTGGGCATCGGCCGGAACCATTTGATGCGTCGTTACGGTCGTCACGCGAAGATTTCTACAATCAACCGCTTGACTACGCAAGTCTTTTCCGACATCGTCGCGCCGTGACTGACCAAGCCATGCAGCGAACTGTCCGGAAAGCGGTGCTCGAAACGACCGGCCCTTGGCGGACGTACGAGACGGCCGCGGCGCACCTCAACTGCTCCGTAAGCTACATCAAGACCCTAGTCCGCGACGGGAAGCTCCCGAAGCGTTCGCTCGACGGCATGGTCCGTTTCAGCATCGAAGACCTCAACGCACTCATCAGCTAACACGTCCGCCACCCAACGCACTCATCAGCTAACAGCAAACGCACGTAAAATATGGAAATCGCAACCGTAAACCACAGCAACCAACCCATCTCCCCGTTCTCCGGGGAGGCATCGTTCGTCGTCGCGCAGCGCATCGGCAACGCCCTGTGCAGCTCGTCCCTCGTCCCGGAAATCTACCGCGGTTCCGCAAACATGGGCAACGTGCTCATCGCGATGGAGCTGTCGGGCCGCCTCGGGGCGTCCGTGCTGGCCGTGATGCAGAACATGCACGTCATCCACGGGCGTCCGTCGCTCGGCTCGCCGTTCCTCATCGCCACCGTGAACCAGTCCGGGAAGTTCTCCCCGCTGCGGTTCCGGTTCAGCGGCACGGAGGGCACCGACGAGTGGGGCTGCCGCGCGGTCGCCAAGGATCTCAAGACCGGCGAGGAGCTGGTCGGGTCGTGCGTCTCGATTGCAATGGCGAAGGCCGAAGGCTGGCACACGAAGGCCGGCTCGAAGTGGAAGACCATGCCTGAGCAGATGCTCCAGTACCGGGCCGCGGCGTTCTGGACCCGTGCGTACGCCCCTGAGGTTTCGCTCGGCATGGTCACGCGCGACGAGGCGGAGGACATGCCGGTCCACGAAGTCACGGTTCAACCGGTCATCAAGGAGGTCGAGGCACCGCGCCGCACTCGCCGGCCCGCCGCAGCGACGGAGGTCCCGGTGGACGCGGTCGTGGTGCAGCCGGTTGTGACGGTGGCTCCGGCTGCGGAGGTCGTGGTGGAGCCCACCCTGGAACCCGCCCCCGTGTTTCAGTTCCCCCCCGCCGCATCCGAACCCGACGCAAACTCGCAGGTGTGGCTGGGTCGTTGGCTTGGCGAGAACGAGATCCCGATGACGGTGTTCCTGTCGAAAGCCGTCGATAACGAGTGGCCTGGCCACGAGGCCATCATCGAGGCGAACGCAGACCGGAGCCTCTCGCCCGTCACACCCGAACTCGTCGCGTTCGTGAAGCGCAGCGAGCGCGCTATCCTGCGGCAGCTCACGAAGAAGGAGGGCGTGTGATAACCGAACTCTGCCCCGACCACGTCTATCGCCGCGCCGAAGGCGTCAACCAGTCCACGCTCAAGGCATTCTCGGACTGCCCGGCCGCGGTTCAGCTCGCGGAATCCACGAAATCCAAGCCGTCGTCGTCGCAGGTCTTGGGCCTGCTCACGGAGTCGTTGGTCTTCGGGACGAAGTTCACGTACACGCAGTCGCCGTTCGACTCGTACCGCACCAAGGAAGCGCGCGAGTGGCGTGACGCGCAGCTTGACGCCGGCATCACGGTCGCGACCGAGGAGCAGATGTCCAAGGCGCACGCGATGGCCGAGGCCGTGAAGAACTGCCCGGACGCCGCCGCCCTGCTCCGCCGTGGAGCGCCATCGACCGCCGTATTCCACACCGACCCGAAGACCGGGCTCGCCTTGAAGGGCCTGCTCGACTGGCAGTCCGAGGAGGTCGAGGTCAACGGTAAGCCGGTCATCGTGGACCTCAAGACGGCCGAGGACCCGTCACCTCGCGGGTTCGCGAAGGCCGTCGCGTCGTGGCGCTACGACATCCAGGATGCGTGGTACACCGACCTGTGGCGCGATGAGACCGATGAGGCTCGGCAGTTCGTGTTCATCGTGGTTGGGAACGAGAAGCCGCACGCGGTCGGGGTTTACATGCTGCGCGACGAGCAGCGGGCCGCGGCGCGCGAGCAGGCGAGGGCGTGGCTCGACCGGTACGCGGGGCACAAGGCGTCCGGCGTGTGGCCGGCGTCCTACGGCGGCGGAATCCAGTACGTCGATGTGGCGGCGTGGACGAGGGAGGTCAGGTGATACCCGTGACCCACATCCCGGAAGGCTCCGACGAGGACCGCCTGCTTGCCGCGACCGCGGACTGGAGCCTGCTGACGAACGACGGATGCTACACGATGGAGTGTCGTCTCAATTCGCTGGCCGGCTCGAATACTCCGACCGCTACGCATGTCGCGGAGGCTTGGCGTGAAGCCATCAAGGCTGGATGTCGAACCGCACGCCGCGGCGAATTGCAGATGTCTCTCGCTTGATGAAATCCGCCGCTTCCTTCGCGTCCATCGTTTGCAGTTCCGCTGCGTTCTCGCGGATGAACTCCTTGTAGCCCGCGCCGACCTCGCGCTGGTAGGCGTACAGCTCGCGCGGAGTGGCCTTGCGCCGGGTTCCGTCGTCATTCGTGACCGAGAACCCGGCGACTTGGGGCAAGAACAGGCCGCGGGCCGCCAGGTTGCCGGCCGCCTCCCACTCCGGAGAAACTTCCCTGCCGCTCACCCAGCGAGACCACGGGTACTTGTCGGCCTGAACCGGCTCGCCGAAGAGATTCAGAAGCGGGCCTTCACCTGCAAGTTGGCGCGCAAGCGGAAGCTGCTGGAGGAAATACTCACCGGCTGAGTTGCCGCGGTACAGCGACGGGTCAACCCAGGCTTCGACGTCTTTCGCGGCGTTCGGCACCAGCGACCCGAGCATCTTCGACACGTACCTCGGGATGGACTTCTCGGAGATGCCCTTCACGTCGTACTTGTAGGCGTTTGCGACGCCGAGGAAGTCCATGAACGAGCTGATTGCAGCCGAGTCTCGGACGAGGAACATGCCGGCAATCGCACCGTTGCCGATGTTTGCCGCGACAGACTCTTCCTTCCACTGATCCGGCTGGTACTTCTGCCGGTCACGCATCTCACCGATGGTCCCGAGAATAGCGGCCACCGGAAGCTGCCGGTAGGATACGTACGTGTTCCCGATGCGGATGGAGTAGGGGATGTTTCCCTCGGCCAGGAGCTGGTTTCGCTTCGGTCCTTCGAGCGACCGGAACGACCCTTGGATGTCGATAGCCCGCTTCTTCTTGTCGTCGTCTCCGCCGCCAAGGAACGCCGCCGCCGCGGCCGTTGCTGCCACGGTTCCGAGCGCGGCCTTCATCAAAATCAGGTCCCGCTGCTCCGGGGTGAAGTTCAACTTCGAGGTTGCCTGCCTCTCGGTCGCGGAAACGTACCACCTGAACAGCGCAATCGGGGCTGCGTAGTTCAGCATGTCGTTCGATGCGTTGACCGCGTACCGGGCGAACGCGGTGCCGGACAGGATGCGCGAAACGCCTCCGACGTAGGGCAGTTTGTCGAGGCCCTTGATGGCCCGGTAGAAGTACCCGAGGAACCCGTACGGTTCGCTCTGGTAGGCCGCCTCCTGCCCGATGGTCGTCGCAGAGAGGAGCAGCTCCGGGGAGATGCGCTCCTCCAGAATTTCACGGGTGCGTTTCTGAACCAGCGCGGCCGGCGTGCCCTCCTGAACAGCGCGCTCTCGGGCCGCGGCGATGTCCTGTGGTCCGGGGCGCATCATCTCGCGGGCGTCGCCATCCGTGGACCGGTGGATTGCCCACGCCAGCATCGCCTCACGGGTCGCCAGCGTGTTCAGATGGTCGAGGGCGGCAATAAGACGGCCGACGTAGGCAAACGAGCCTAGAGCCTTCGCGGCGTAGTTCGGGCTTTTCTGGAGCGCGTCCAGCACGGACGCGGGCCGGTCGATGTCGATGTTCGACATGCGCCACCGCTCGCCTTGGAGGATGGGAACGAAATCACGGCCCGCCTCCGCGAGACCAGACGTGAACGCGCGCCACACGAACGGAGCTGCCTGCGGGTCACGCGCGGACGCAAGCGCCGTCATCAACGCTCCGTTCAGGAGAGCCATCCCGTTATCGACCTGCGTGCGCGGGCTGGATAGCACCGCGGCGTACCAGTAGTCGCGCAGGACGTGCGCCTTCGAGATTCCGCCAGCGACTTGAATCAGGTCCACCATCTGCGACAGGATGCGGCTTCTCATCACCCCCGACGGAGCCTTCTGCGCTTGCTGCGCCATCTCGTTCAGCCGGCGAGCGGTCGCATCGTTCACGGACGCCACGCCGTACCGCTTGGCGAGCGCGTCACGGAACTGCTCGTCGTCGAGGAGGCCGAGGTTCGCCTGCTTGACGAGGTCAGGAATCGCGTCGAACAGCTTCTTCGCATCGACCTCCTTGGTTTTCTTCGGGAGCGGGACCATTTTCCGGAACTCAGCCCGGAAGATTTTCATCCGCTCGCGCTCCCAAGCGTCCGACAGAAGGTTCGTCAGCTCGATTTGCGAGGCTTGGTCGAGCCCCTGGAGCGCCGGGTGGGCGGCGATGCGCTTGAAGATCTCCGCGCGATGGTTTCCCTGTGCTTCCGTGGAGGCTGTGACGATGTCGCGCCATGTCTGGCCGTAATCGGAGACTTGCTGTTTCAGTACGCGGGCCACGACTGCGTTGGCCTTGGTCATCGCCTCGCGTGTCTCCGCGACAGCCTGTCGGCCGGCTTGCGTGAGCCACGACCGGACCGCATCCGACGTGACACTCGTGAACGGGATGGCCTGGAGCTGCGCCTTCCGGACGAGGCCGCGGTAGAGCAACACCGGCATGATGTGCTCGATGGCTTTCATCGCGAGGAAGCGGGCCGCGAGGGTCTTGCCGCCGAGCGCGCCGGAGTCCTTCATCGCGTCCGCCTGCCGGGCTTGCAGGTTCAGGAGCTGGTTCCGTTCGACGGGGTTCTTCGTCGTCGCGATGGCCTGATTCGTCAGCTCCAGGAGCTGCCCAAAAACGAACTGCCGCACGTCGGACGGAAGTTCGCCGCCGATTGCCGCCACCGTTGCCGCGTTCAGGTCGCCGTTGAACTGCTTGATCCAGCCGGCCGCAGCCTCGGACCACTGTGCGGCCCCGTCGCGCGTGATGAGCCCCGTGAACTGCCCGCGGGATTCTTGCGTGCGGGCTCCGGGTGCGGCGGCGGGGGGCTGGATGGCGGGCTCGCTGGATAGCGTCTCACGGATCTTGGATTCGGCTGCCGCCTCATCGAATCCGATTTCGGAGTTCTCCCGTATGTGCTCCACCGCCGCGCGAACAGCGGAAGCCATATCGCGAGTTCGGATGTACACGGCCCGCGCGATTTTGAGTGCCGCGTTTGCCACCGCGTAGGAAACACCCGAGACGAAGTCGAAGGCTTTCCCCCTCGGGTCCGTGACCTCGATGGCCCTGTTGAAAAACCCCTCTACCGCGTCGGCCTCGGGCTGCTTTCCGCCTCCATCCGCCTCTTGAACTCCTCCAGAATCAGCGACCCCGAGTCCGCCATTTCCATGGACTTCTGAGCTTCGGTCAACAACGTGTCCAATTCGCTCTTTGAGGGTTCCTCTTGAGTGTAACGTCCTGAGATATTGTCCATAAGATTGCGGTTCCTTTCCAGATTTTACGATTGATGCGGCCCAAAGTGCTGCCTGAACCTGACGAGGTTCCCATCCAAGCTCGTTGGCGATTTCCGTCAGAACCTTGGACGCCTTCGCGTACTGCGCGGCGGACGGGGTATCGACCCCGAACAGCATCCTGGCGATGTGCCGGTCAACGACAACGGAATCGGTCTTGCCCTCGTTCGCGGACGTGTACGCGCCAATCTTCCGGCCCTGAATCTGCGTCTCGGCCCGAAGCGCGTTCAGGTTCCCGATGACTGCCGGAAGATACCCGGACGACTCCTCGCCGCGCGTCTTGCCGTCGAAATCAAGGCCCTGCTTGAACTGCGCGAACGCCTTCAATGCGAGCCCGACGTTTGCCTTCACCGAAGCCGCCTGCGAGGTGATGGCTAGGATTTTCTGGAACAGGCCAGCGTCGCTTCCGAAGAATGCGTCGAGTGTGTCCTGGTGCTCCTTGTACCAGTCCCTCCACTTCGCCTGAGATAGTGCGAGGTCCGTGAGCGCCTCCCTGGATAGTCGGACGCGAAGGCTATTGCGCTTGGATGCCTTCGTGTTACCAAGCGCCTTCTGAACCTTTGCCGTCTCCTTGATTGGCCCCCTTGCTGCAATCAGATTCCCAGAGCGGCTGACTTCTGAAAAATGGTCACTGATTTCATTTACATACGATGCTGCGCTTCTGTTTTCCTGCCAGCTTCCAGGCACTCCGTTGGCGGACTTTGTGACCCTGCCGGTCCCGGTCTTGTCGCCTTCGTAGATCAGGAAGTAGGCGGTCCCGTCTTCCTTGATGGCGTCCGCCGCTTGCGCTATCACCCTGTCTCGGTTTTCCGGGTCACTGATGACGTTCAGCACATTGTTCACCGTGGCTGTATCGGACTGCCCGTTTGAAATTTTCCCAACGGCCACCTCATTTTCTGCCCGCGAACGGTTGAACGGGTCAAAGATTACGTTCTCAACACCAATCTTAGATAGCAACTCGGTAGCATTATCAAACCTGCCACCTCCTATGTCTGCATTTTTAGTTCCAGGCTCAAACGAAACCTTAGAGAAAGTTGCCGGAGTTTTCCGTTCGTTTATTGAAGTATCTGCGCTGGTGATTTCTTGGTTTGGAATTTCCCAAATACTCGAATCAGAACGGCCCTCCCCCAGCGCCTCCCTTACTTTCGCCTCCGCCTTGGCCTCGTTGAACCCCTCCGTCGCGTTGTCGCGCATGTGGGCGACGGCGGCCCGCACGGCAGCGGCCATGTCCCGCGTCGAGATGTACACCGCGCGAGCGATTTTCAGGGCGGTGTGCGCGACCGCGTGGGAAACGCCGGAGACGAAGTCGAACGTCTTGCCCTGCGGGTTGGTCGCGTCAATCGCGCGGGTCAGGATGGCTTCGACGGGGTCGGCCTGAGCCTGCGCGCCGGCCTTCCCCTTGACCGGCTTCAAATCCCCTGACTCGACGGTCTGCACCTCGCCCGTCTTCTCGTTCTTGACCCGGAAGTACACCTCGCCGGGTTGGTCTCCCTTATGCGCGGGCAGTTGCTCCTCGATGGTGTAGGTTTGCGGGCCGGAACGGAGTTGGACGCGGGCAGGTTCGGAGGGGAGTGCCGGGGCGGGCTGCTCGACCGCGACCTGAGCCTCTTCGTTCCGGTTCTCGATCAGATGCGCGGCGTAGTCCATCCCGAGCTTCGTGGTCTGGTCCTCGCCGAAGAACGACCCGTCGGGAGTGATGAGCCTACGCTTGCCGTTCGGCCCAACGTCAATGGTGCGCCCCTCGTTCACGAGGCGCTTGATGTGGTTCCTGCGCGTGTCCTCTTTTCCGTTCCAGATTGTGCGGGTCTCAGACAGCACCTTCCTAGCGCGGCCGAGCTGCACCGGCGTCATGCCTTCCTCGAAGCCGTCGAGCTTGCTTTGTTCGGCAAGGTCTGCCGCAGCCTTTGCCTTCGCAGCCTCCTCCTCTTTCAGAATCTCCGCGCGCCGAGCGATGCGCTTTATTGTTCCGGCAGATTCCTTCTCGGCCTCCGATCGCGAGCGCCAGATTGTGTCGCCGACACCCTTCTTTTCCCCCTGCTGAACCACCCATGCCGGTTCGCCCTTGAGCTGGCCGGTGTAGATGGAACCGACGCCTTCGGTCGGGACCGCGGCGGGCTGCGGGGCAGTGGCGGCGGGTGAGGGTGTGGCCTTGAGGTCTGGATTCAGCTTTTCAGCATCTTTTACCACTTGGTTGAACAGCCCCGGCTTTACCGACCTTAACGCAAATTCTGCGGATTCTATTGCATCTTTTTGAGTTGTCTTGGTTTCGTTTCCAAACGAACTTCCGGTAGTTTTCTCAACTACTCTCCAGTATTTCCCAGTTGGGTAAATTACAAACTCATGGCCGGATGCGGAATCAAGCGTGATTATCTTTCCTGTGACTGTCTGAATCTTTTCGTTTTCTGGAGCTAATCCGTATGGGTTGCGAACCTTTACCTCGACTTTTCCTCTTACCGCTTTTGGAGCGTCTGCCGCAACGGTTTGAGGGGTCTGAGCTGCTGCGGATTTTGCTGCCGATTGTTCCCCGAACACGCGCCGGGAAGACTTTTTCACAATCCTAAGCTGCGACACTGGAACGCGCTTAACTCCGAACCAGTCCACATCCGCCATCGGCTCTGCGTCGTAGGGTAATTTTGAAATGCGCTGAACTGTCGCACGCGCCATGTCGCCGGCCCCCGTCCTCCATGTCACGTCGTCGCTGACTTGGGCCTGCTCCTCCGCCGTCATCTGCTCCACCGGCTTGGGGGCGGGCTGGGTGGTGGGGGCGAGGTTGGGGTAGTCGGCCAAGACTTGAGAATCAACCTCTTCACCTTTCGCAAGTGCTCGCTTTACCGCGTCTTCGTGGAAGTTTTCGTATTCTGCCCAAGGCGCGTTGCGATTATCTCCACCTTCCTGTTGTCCAAGGCGTCGCCGTTCGGCGCGTTGAAGATCAATCCAGTTCTGGCGAGTTACTTGTTCTGGCGCGTAACCTTTATTCTCGAACTCGGACAAGCCCATGCGCCCAGCAATCGTATCAACCACTCCGGTTTCCACCGGCTTCCCCTTCGCCACTGTCTCGGCGGCGGGGGCGGGCGCGATCTTTTCTCGAATCTCAAGTTCTCGCAACCGAGCACCCCTGTCCGCTGGTAGATTGCCTCGGTATTCCAGTGAGAATCGCAGGCTTTCAAGTTCCGTCTTTTCGTCCCCAGACAACGGCGTTTTGTCGATACGCTCTTTTTCCAATCTCGCCTGTGATTCTTGGGTTGTGGCTTCTGCCTTGAAGCGCGCCTGCTCTGCGTCTTTCAGTGGTGCGATTTGCGCGTCGAGTTCTTCGACCTGCTTTTGTAAATCTATTGCCTTGGCGCTTCGCAATCCTTGCTTTCTCGGCCTGGCATCCTCGGCTTTTCGCTGTGCCTCGGTTGCATCACGCTTGGATTGGAGTTCAGCAAGACTTGTCCCCTTCGCCCCTGCCTCGGCGGCGGGCTTTGGTTTGAAAACGTAGCGGTCGCCTTCTTTTACGAAGCCATCCGGCAACGGTTTTCCATTGCTGTGTTTCTTGTATGCTTCAACAGATAGCGGGGCTGGCTTGTCATCCAGCCATTCCATGCCCATGTCCCATTGAGAGTATTCATCCCGCAAGGCGCGGTCTTTGGCTTTTCTGAGAATGTCAGCGCGTTTGCCCGTAATCAACTCTCCGGCGATTCTCTGTCCGACAATATGCGTCTGCCACTGGTCATACTTTGGTTTCCCGTCTGGATTCTTTTTGGCAGTTTCTTCGGAAATTGCATTTGAAATTTCCATCTGCAACGACTCCCGTTCAATGTGAGTTCCTTCAGGAAGAACTCTGGCTGCAATGTCCCGTCTCCATTTCGAGTAGTCAGCCAAGTCTCTGTCGAGTGGCGGATTTTCCTGTTCGGTCAAAACTGTCCAATCTTTTGGAATAACACGCTCACCAATTATCTTCCCCTTCGCCCCTGTCTCGGCGGTGGGGGTGGTCGCGAGGTCGGGGAACTTTCCCCCTTGAGAAAGCAAATCTTCACGAGCCGCCATTGCCCGCGCTTTCGTTTCTGCTGATGCCGCTGGGTTTTGAGCGATGTCCCATAGAGCGTTCCCAATGCGGCTATGCTCCGGCCATTCGCGGCGCAATGATTCCACTTTGTCTAGTGCGTCCGACAAATCCAGCGCAGTCGCTTTAGAACCTCTGTTGTTTGCAACAGCCCGAAGCCAGTCCAGTTTATCCTCAATGTCTGTAACTTGTTCAACGGCCTTGCGCCAGTCTTGCGTTCTTTTCCATCCCGTAGTGTCGCCTGCTTGCGGCGCAATAGTGAATCCGCCTTCCGTCTTTAGCCACGCTTCGTAATCGGATTGCAGTTTTGCCTGCTGTGTCTTTGGCAGTTTTCGTGCTTCCTCAATCGTTGTTCCTTTTTCTTTCAGAAAGCGTGCCTGCGTAGCGCGAGCGTCAGAAATGATGCCCAAAATATCAGAGCCTGCTCCCCGCCCCCTCTCCTGCAACACTTGGCCCGCAGGCACGACTTCCGTGGTCCCGCCCGGAACAGCCGCTTGCTGCGCCTGCATGGCCTGCTGGACGGTTTCTTCCGTCACCAGCTCCGAGAGCACGTTCCGGGTTCCATCCGGGCCGGTGGTCGTTACGGCCACCTCGGACTCGGGCACGGCCGCGCCCATCCCGAGCAACGCGGGGTCGAAGATGTCGCCCGCCGCGGCCTCCTCGACCTGCTGCTCCGTCGTTTTCTGCGGGTTGAAAATCGCGGTCCCGTGCTGCGTCTCCGCGGCTTGCAGGCCCTCTGGAACGGGTGGCACGTCCTCGCCGGGCGTGACCAGCGTGACCGCCTTGGACGAATCCGGGCTGGCTGTGAGCGCGAGCTGCGCGGCGATAACCTCGGGAGGTTCGGGAGTCGGAGTGACCGTTGGTGTGCCGGCTGTGACGGTGGCTGCCGGTCCTGGAGCCGCTTGCGCCTCAGCATCGGCTTTCGCCTGTGCAATCTCCTCCGGCGTCGCAACCGTGGCGACCGGGCCTGTCGCGACCGGAGGCTGGTAGGCCGCGTCTGGGTTCACCGGTGCGGCACCCGTATCCAGCCCGAGGTCCTCCGCCGTGAGCTGCTTGCTCAGGAAATCCTCCGCCTCCGCCGCGGTGGACTTCACGGCGCTCGCGGACAGCGGGGCCAGAGCTGCGTCCTCTGGGCTCATGGGGTTCAGCACGCGACCAGCTCGGTCCGCCCGGATGGCGTCGAGACGGGCCTTGCGCTGACGCGCCCCGAGGGATGCCGCGCCGCCGCCGAACAGTCCGCCAACGATGCCTCCCGCGCCGGCGTTCATGGTGACGCCTTCGGTTATCGAACGGTTCGGGTCGTAGAGCGCTTTCGACGTGATGTTCTGAATGGCCTGCTCTCCGCCCTCTTGCAGCGCCTCCGTTCCAGCCCCACGCAGCGCGCTGTTCACGACGCCGCGCTTCGCACCCATCTTCGCGAGCATCGGGAGCTTTCCAGCCACACCGAGCGCGCCCTCGGACAGAGCGCCCGCGAGGCCGTACCCCGCGAATGCTTTGTTCACGATGCCGGGCTTCGCTTGCGTGAGCCGCTGCGCCGTCTCCTCGTCGCCCTTCGCGAGAGCTTGGGCAATCTGGTTGTCGATGGACTGCGACGCCTCTTGTGCGCCCTGTTCTCCGGAGGAGAGGCCGTAGGTAAGGCCGGATGCCACCGGTGCCAGCGGGCCGGCAAGCGCAGACGGCAGAAGCCCGACCACGGAACCCGCCCCGGACGCGACGGCGGTTTCGAGGTTGTCGGCGTGAAGCGGGTTGACGGGGTAGGCTTCGCGAGCGCCGGCAGACAGGTCCTGCCCGAACTTGTAGATGGGCTCCTCTTCGAGCGGAACTGCCGGCCCGCGCGGGATGGGAGCGCCGGTGTACGGGTTGTGCGTCGGAGGCGGGAACGCTTGGATGACTCTGGCCGCGCCGGACAGGGCACCACCGAGCATCTCACCTCCGGCCCGCATGAACGCATTCGCCGCGGAGGAGTGGCGACCTTGGGAGAGCTGGCCGTAGAGGTCGGTCAGCTCAGAGTCACGGAAATCATCCGGAACCTCGACGGTTCCGACTCCCTCGAAATCGACAAGTTTCGGCATGGTGTTTGAGGGCTACGGGCGGGTGATGGTGATTTCGCCGTTCGGTCCACGGGTGACGCGGATGGTCGGTGCGGTCGGTGCAGCGTTGGTCTTCGGCCGGTGCGCCTGACGGTAGCCGCGCAGGGAGTCTCCCGTCAGCGGCGTAAATCGACCGTTGCTGCTGACTCCAGGAACACCGTTTAGTTCGGTGATTTCAGGAGGAGTTTTTTCAGCTCCATACCCTCCACTTCCACGCATTAGTGCGTCTAAAAAACGCTCGTTGTTTCTGTCCTCTGCAATCTTTGATGCGTTATCCAACCTGACCTTCTCTGCCATCCCCTTGGCTGCGCCGACCGGATACGCTGGATTCTCCATCACGTTCTGCGGGAACGGCCCCTCGACGCCAAGCCCACTCTGTTGGCCGTACGCCTCCGCAGCCTGCGCGTCAAGTGCGCGTTGGTTTCTGGCATTCTCCGACGACTGCAAATCCACCGACCCATCCGCGGCGTACTTGAGGTCCTGCCCGTAACGCTGCATGAGACCCTGCTTGTTCATCTCGTCCTGCCGCGCAATCGCGTCGCGTTTGAACTGGTCCTCGGTCGTGTCACGGCCACGCTTGTACGTGTCTTCAGTCGTGTCGCGGCCGCGGTTGTACTTTTCCTTGTCCGCGCGGAACTCTTGGTCTGCCTTCGCACGAGCATCCTCGGACTGTTGAGCCTTCACGCGACTGCCCGCGTTCATGCCGGACGTGAACGACTCGGCCAGCCTTGGGCCACCTTCGGATAGGTAGGCGAACACGCCTGGAATTGATTGCTGTTGCGCCATAATCGTATCGGTTACATGCCTCCGCCCCTCGCCGCACCACCCATCGAACCGGCCAGCTCCATCAGTGACTTGCCCATCTGCTGGAGGCCCTGCCCACCAACCGCCGTAGCGCCGGGGGCGATTGCCCGGTCGCGCATCGCGGACATCTTCTCGGTCCGCTCGTTCGACCGGAGCTTCGCGAAATCGCCGCCCGACAGGTTCAGGATGTCGTTGCTCCCCTGCGTGCGCGCCAACGGTGTACTCGACAGAATGCTGCCCGTCATCTGGTTTCCGCGATCAATCATGTCCAGCGACGTGCGGCCGAAGTCGCGGGCCGTGAGGTTGCGGCCAGCCGGAGACCCCGAGAACCCGCCTTGCAGCGCGCGACCTGCCGACGACCGGTACACCTGGCGCTGCACGTCCTCCGGGATGCCGCCGCCGAGCAGGTCCGTCGCCTGTTTGACGCGACGCCGCTGCATCTCCGAGAATCCAGGAACTCCCTGTTCCAGAACGTCGTTAATCTGTCCTTGGTTGAACTGATTTGTGCGACGAGCCACCCCCTCCGCACCGGCTTGGTTGGCGTTGATTGCCCCGATGGCCTGCCCGTAGGCGTTGCCAACGTCCAACTCAGGCATCCGGACGATTTCGTCCAGCTTCCTCTGAGCCATCTTCGCCGCGTTGGCACCCATCAGGGTGCCTAGTCCCATCATTTCCATTAGACAAATCCTCCAGTTACACGCCAAACCGGCGCGGTTCCCATCACTTGCACGTTCACCGCAATCTGGTCGGGCGGGCTGTACGCATCCAGCTCGGACCGAAGCAGCCTGATTGCCTGCATCCAGTCCACCATCGCCTCCTGCTGCAAATTCTTGTCCTCCTTCACCAAGCACTTCATGGCCGATTTCAAGGCCCCGATGTTCCCGATGAAGCACCAGTCGGAATCGACGACCACGGGCACAAATTCGAGCCGGACAATCGTCTCGGCGACGATGTTCGAGCAGTCCTCCATGGCCGACACGCACCCGTCGCCCTCGTCGGCGCACGAGTTGCACGACGCCGTGTCGCCGCAGAGCTGCGCGAGGTTGGTCAGGTACGACCTACGGTACGATGGGTTGCGCTCGCTGGAATCCCAGACGGCAATCTGCGTCTCGTTCCCGGAGTTTGCAGCGACCGAGTACGCCAGCACCCGCGAGTTCGTGAGCGGCTTCTGGACGCCCGTGAGGCCCGGCGCGGAGTACGTGAACGTCGAGGTGACGAACGGGCTCGCGAGGGTTAGGTACTCGCCGTCCACCCACGTCGTTCCATCTAGCGTGCGGACCGCCACGCCGTTCTGGTCGAGGCCCTGGATGAGAACCCGCTTGCCGGCGTCGGTCGCAGACGCGGGGTACAGCCGAATCTTGGACGGCGTCGAGAAGTCCCGGTTTTGAGAGACCAGCCCGCGGTCAAGGAGCATCGAGCCGTCACACTGGCAGCCGCCGACGGCCGGAGACCGGACGTTTTCCTGAAAATCGAACCATGCGTTCGCGATGGGTAGCGAGAAACCGCATTGGATGAAGCCTTCGACTACCTTCACGTCGCGCGGCCAGGTGATGCAGTTCGCCGTGACGCAAATGCGGAGGCGCTTGTACGTGCCCCACCACTTGCCGGCGTTGGCGAGCCGTTCCTGAGCCTCGTTCAGCGTCGTGATGAACCGCGGGTCGCAGGCCCCGATTCCAATGGCGGCGGGAATCGAGGAGGCTTTGACTTGCGCTAGGTTGAGGCGGCTCATGGTTCAGCGGATGGCGCGAGCCATGACTCGCCACTTGGCCGTGTCGATGGCGGTGACGACTCCAGTCCCCTTGTTGTTGATGCTAACAAAGTCAACAAGCGACCCCCTTACCATACCAAGCACGCTAGTCGTTGCGTACCCGGTTGTGCGATGGTCGCTCTCTGAAAGCCCAGCACGAAGCAGGCCGCCTACGTCGATGTAATCATACTTTGCGTACCCTAAATCGCCAGTGTCAGCAATGCACACGATTCCGATGGTCCACGCAATCGGAACCACGCTAAACCCGTGCGACAACTCAACCTTCGCGCCGGCCGCAGGAATCGCTTGGTAGCTCGCCTCCGGCGTGATGTAAGCCGACTCCCAAACCGTGGCCGGAGTCGAGCTGGTCCTGAGAAACTGCCGGTCCGTCCCGGGCGTGATGTTCGACACCGAAACCGTCGCCTGCGCGGACGGGTTCAGCATCTGGAAATTCGTGCCGTCGTACACGACGATAATCATCTGCTCAACGACGATGTCGCCCGCGACCAACGCGACTGCTCCAGCCCGCGTGATCGGCCGAGACCCGAGGAGGTTGATGTTCAGCGTCGCGGCCCCGGTGTTCGTGTGCGGAGCCTTGAAGACGTACATCCGACCGTAGGCGTACGCCGTCGCGCTGGTGAGGAACTGCGGCACCGGAGCCGACTGGTAGTTCCCAAGCGTGCCGGTCGCGTCCCCGAGGAAAATTACCTCGTCCAGATACCGGACCCACGCCCCGTCCGCGGTCGAGTATTTCAACGCCTCGACGGGCCGGTTGCTCACGTCCAAGCGGAGCCAGTAGAGCGTCAGGTCCGAAGGCGCACCCTGCGAGGACTGCCATTGGATGCCACCGGTGAGCGTGGCCGTGATGGCTGCCACGTAGGCATCGAGGCGCTCCTGCTCGTCGGCGTAGCACGACGGAGGAGGTAGCGTTCCTGCGGAAAGTGTGATGACGGCAGCCATGGCTCAGATTTTGTAGGTGAAGTCGTCCGGGTCACAGCACGTCACCGCGCCACACGAACCCGTGGAGCAGTCGCCCCCGGCGACCGTGATGCACTCCGTCTTGGAAGCGTCCCCGTACATATCGTCCTGCTCGGCGTTGGTCACGAACTGCAACCGCTGGAGTCGGGCGTACCCTTCAAGCTCCAACCGCATTTGAAACTCATAGCCGATGCGAGTAAAGCGTCCAGTTTGAGGGTCCACCACGTCTGGGGGGCGCGTGAACGCCATCCTGGCCCGCGACTGAGACCGGAAATATGCCGGAATCTGGCAGTCTCCGGGCGTCACCGGGTCGCAGCTCCGGTACTGCGCGCAGTCCGAGTACGTGGCCCACGGCGTCCAGCACTCCGACAGGTTCGGCCGGAAGCGGGCCGTCACGTCGAGTTGCCCGGTGAGCTGGTCGTACCACTGGTCCATCGCTTCGAGCCGCTTCGCGTCGAACGGCTTCGCGAACGTTGTGGAGCGGGTCTCGATAGCCCACTTGATTCGCACGTCGTCGGTTCCGTCTTGGTCAAACCGGTCGCCGCGCGTGACCTCCCAAAGCTCGATTTCGTTCGTCTCCGACAGCGCGAAAATGTAGCACCGGTCCACGTTTTCGACACGAACGGTCAGGATTCGCAGGATGTTCAGCCCCGTCCAGACGCCCTCCCAAGCAGGCGGCAGCTTCGTGCCCATCCCGGACACGAGGTCGTAGTCGAGCGCCACGAGGCCGCGGTGGTACGTGCCGTGCGCTTGGTCCTGCTGCGGCTGGATAGTGAGCAGGAATCGGTTGTCGAAGTTCACCGCCGACGCCGCGCCGAGGCGGTTCAACGTGTCGTACTTGAGCGCGCGAACGACTTGCCGGCTGATCGGGCTCTGCCCCCAATCGGTGAAGTCGCGGCGGGCTACCATGAGCGACCGGATGCCGTCCTGCGACCGGAACAGCAAGTCGCCGTTCACGACCGCAATCGACTCGTGGTTCAGCGCCCCGAAATTCAGCAGCGCGAACCGCTGGATGGGGTACTGGAGGTCTTTCCAGACATCGCGGTCGATGGGTGCCGAGAACGCGAACACGTTGCTCGTCGTGAACACCATGAGGTCGCCGTCCCCGAGCGAGCTGTCGAGGTTTGCGGCGAACGCGAGGCCGGTGATGTTCCCGCCCGGCACGGCAAACGCTCCACCTTCGTTCAGGAACGTGTTTTCGGTGTAGTAGATGACCGAGTTCCGCCCGAGCGCCGGGTCGCTGTAAACGAGGTCGCCGCCGTAGTACAGGTTGTCACGGGCCACCCATAGACGGCCCTTGCCGTACGCCATCGGCCCTCCAACAGGGACCTGCGTCTCGGGGTCGGACCGAATCGCCGACGCTCCGTTGTAGAGGTACGGCAAATTCGACCCGTTCTGGACGATGAGCCAGTTCTCGGCCTGCTGAAACCATGCGTGCGGCAGGTCGGCTTGGTTCGGGTCGCTCGGGATGCTGATGTTCGTGACGGCGTAATTCTCGCTGATGCTGATCCGGTGAATCAGGCCGCTGATCGACACCGCGATGTACGGGAGGCCGGTTGGCGCACCTTCGATAGGGTCTGCGATGTACTGGCCCGCGCCTTGGAACAGGCCGGACGGCAGCGTGCAGGTAATCTTCCGCCATCCGGGCCGCGGGGTTGGGAAACCGCCACGAACCGTCGTGTTCACGGCCCACGCAAGCTGGTTGACGCCGATGAGATTCGGCGCGAAGCCGGAATCGACACCGGCCTCGTAGGACAGGTATCCGTCAACCAGCCGGTTTCGGTCGTTCGTCATCGCTCTTGAGCAATCAGGCCCGAACTGCGAGCGTTCCGCAAGATGGATTCTAAGAACGTCGCCTCAGAGGCTGAAATCAGGACTGGAAACTACCTCGACCTCAAGTGGAAAACTCTCGACCCGTTTGAGCGAGAGAAAACCATGGTCCGGTCGGGCGGGTACATCATCGGCAACGGCGTCCGCTACGGCAACGGCATCGACTGGCACTACAAGGAGGCGATGAAGTGCCTCTGGCCGCGGTTCGCGTGGCACAAGTGGTCGAACCTCCTGATCCCCGAGTTCGCGCGCAACAAGGAGACCGGCGTCATGGGGCCAGCCTCCTCCGGCAAGACGTACTGCGCCGCGGCCTACGGGCTCACCAAGCTGTTCATCTGGCCGCAGAACACGTCGGTCATAATGTCCACCACCACCACGCAGGGCCTCCAGCTCCGCGTTTGGGGGTCGGTCAAGGAGCTGTTCAACTCCGCGAAGATTCGCCGACCGCACCTTCCGGGCAGAATCATTGAAAGCCGGTACATGCTCACCATGGCCGACGCGGAGGACGACGCGCAGGACTACCGCGACGGCATCATCGGCGTGGCGTGCAAAGTCGGCGGCCAGTTCGTTGGTCTGTCGAACTACGTCGGCCTAAAGAACGACCGCGTCGTGCTCATCGCGGACGAAGCGTCGCTCATGGCCCGCGGGTTCCTCGATTCCGTGGCGAACCTTCGGAAAAACCCTGATTTCCAGCTCATCGCCCTTGGAAATCCGAAAGACCAGAACGACGCGCTCGGGATTATCTGCGAGCCGCACCCGTCAGCGGGCGGCTGGGACGGCCTCGGCTACGAGGAGCGGACGCGCGTCTGGAACACGCGGTCGATTGGTGGGCGGGCCATACAAATCTGCGGGTACGACAGCCCGAACTACGACTACCCGCGCGGGGTGAACCCGTTCCCGTGGCTCATCAAGCCGGAGGACATCGACAACGACCTTGCGTACTACGGCCGAGACTCGCTCCAGTTCTCGATGATGAACCTCGGCTGCATGCCCAAGACGGGCGGCAGCCGGCGCGTCGTCACGCTGTCGTCTTGCGAGGCCAACCGTGCGTTCGAGGAGGCCGTCTGGCTCGACGTGAAGAAGCTCACGCGGGTCATCGCCGTGGACGCCGCCTACTCCGGTGTTGGCGGCGACCGATGCTCCCTGACCGACCTGACGTTCGGACCGCTTGTGGACGGGACCATTGGGATAGCCATGACCGAACCCCAGGCAATCGTTCCAGTAAGCCCCAAAACAGGCGTAGAACCCGAAGAACAAATCGCGTCATGGGTGAAATCATACGCTGAATCGCGCGGGATTGCTCCTGAAAACGTCGGGTTCGATTCGACGGGCCGCGGCACGCTGATGTCCGCGTTCGCCAGGCTCTGGTCCCCGATGGTCGTTCCAATCGAGTTCGGTGGCCTGCCTTCCGACTCGCGGCCTGTGCGCGAGGGCGACCCGAAAACTGAGCGAGAAGCCTACGGGAAGAACGTCACCGCGCTCTGGTTTGCGTCACGGCTCGTCGTAGAAGGCAAGCAAATCCGGCAGCTCTCGCGTGAGTGCGCCGAGGAGGGTGCGAGCCGCGAGTGGGGCATCAACAAGAACGGCAAGGTCGATGTCGAGACCAAGGACATCACAAAACTTCGCATGGGACGAAGTCCGGACTTGTGGGATTCGCTGGTTGCGGCTATTGAAGTCGCTCGGAGACGCGGTTTCAAGATTGCGTCTGGAGCTGGAGTTGGAGTAGTCACGAAACGCGCCACCCCTGAGTGGCTGAAAAAGAAAGCAACCATGCAGCGCGACCTGTCAGCCCGCCACTCACTCACTTCCGTATGACTTCTGTCCACGGAATCACCACCGGTACAATCGAGCACGATGCCGTGGTTGTTGAGCCTCCTGACGCGAACAAGCCGTCGTTCGTGGCGTTCAACATTTTCCTCGATCCGCACCCTCCCGGAAGCGACCGTGCTCAGAGGGTGTCCATATCGCTGTTCGGAAGCACGATTCGTCGGAGCCTCGGAGAGCTTACCGCGGGCCGTAGGGTGACGGTCGCCGGTCGCGTGTACCCCAAGGCCGCGCAGGCGCGAGACGGTCGGTGGTACGGAGAGCTTTCGATTGCGAGTGGAACGGTGGAGTTCAACGGTTAACCCATGCGCTACGTCCTGAAAAACCGCAATTCGTTCCCTCCAGGTGGCTGGATTTTCAGGCAGCCTGAGACAAACTGGTCCGCGCCGCTCCCGATGTCCGACTCGTTTGCGACCACCGTGAAGCGCGTCACGGAGCATCGTCAGGCGAATCCGGGCTACCCGTTGCCGCTTGATTCGCTCTCGATTTCGGCCGACCTAGACGCTTTTACCTGCGCCCGGCTCGGCAACGACCCGTCCTATTGCGAGTCCATCCCGGACGGGCAAACCACCGCAACCATTCACGCACTTCATGCTTCAACGTCTAGCGGATGCCGTACGTGCGGCCGTTGACCGCGTCAAGCAGGACGCGGTTGCAGCGAAGACCCTTGCCGAGTGGATTGGCGACGGCGGCGACCCCGTTGTGCCCGCGCTTGCTGAACGGCGGGCCGCCATCTGTGCCCAGTGTCCCCAGAACGTCATCCGCAGGAAGCGTCTCGAAACGTCCATCGCCGAGGCAATCCGCCAGCAGGAATCCCTCCGCAGTCAGATCGATCTCCGCACCGGGAACGACGCAAACCTGCACACCTGCCAATCCTGCGGGTGCCACCTAAAACTCAAGGTTTGGGTGCCCCTGAAACACCTCCAGCCGGCCGAGTTTCCGCCGACGTGCTGGTACGTGACCGAGTCAGCCGCTCCAGAACCCGCTCCGGAACCCGCGCCCGTCCACGTCGCCAAACCTGAGCGGCCCACGGTGTCCATCCGCCGCATGGACGCGCTCGGTGACGTGATTCTCGCGTCGATTCTGGCGACCAAGATGCACGCGCTCGGGTACGACGTGAATTTTGCGTGCTCGGCCGGCGCTCGCCACCCGCTCAACAACCACCCGCACGTCGCTGGTTTCATCACGGACGGCAGGAAAACCACCGTCGAGCTGGACAAGACGTACGAGAAAAGCCCGGACCGGAACAAGAAGGACATCGGCCTGCTGATGCTGGAGGCCGCGTCGGAGCAACTACGCGCGGGAGGTTTCCCGGTTCCCGATTTTCACAACCGCGTCCCGAACCTGTTCCTCATGGAGCAGGAAATCATGGCGATGCGGGACCAGCTCTCGCGCTACCCGAAGCCGTGGGTCGCCATGGTGCCCAAGTCTGGCTCATGGCCAAACCGGGCCGTGAAGCTGGATTCACTTTCGACCGCCGCAGGGCTCATCAACGGGTCGTGCGTGTGGGCGTTTCAAGGCGATGCCACGGCGAACATCCTGCCCGTCCAGATTCGCAGCTTCCGCGACCTCATGGCGCTCATCTACCTGAGCGACCTCGTCGTTACGCCCGACACCGGCCCGCTCCACGTCGCCGCCGCGTTCAACAAGCGGGTCGTGGTTCTGGAGACGTGCAACGACACCCAGCTTCGCCTCACGGAGCTGACCGATTACTCGACCGCCTCCGCGCCGCTGTCGTGCATCCGCTGCGGCGAGTTCCACTGTCCCATCAACCAGCAGGACCCGCCGTGCCAAGCCATCCCCGGCCACGCCATCGCGACCGCTGTGAACGAGCGGCTCACGTCGCACTCGAACGGCAAGGTTTCGGCAATCATCCCAGTGTACAAGGTGGACGCGCGGCTGGACCGCTGCATCGCGGCGGTGCGCGACCAAGTGGACGAGGTAATCGTGGCGTTCGACGGCACAGCAGGATTCGTCGGGATGCGGCCGGGCGTGCGCGTGGTGCCGCCCACCGGGTTCAGGACCGGGTACGGGAAAACGTGCATGAGGGGCGCGCGGGTGGCGACCGGAGAGCACCTCCTGATGCTCAACGACGACTGCTACATGAACGCCGGCTCGGTGGGCGCGATGCGGGCCGCGATGCACGACCCGAAGGTTGCCGTCGTGGGCGCGCAACTCTGGTATCCGGATGGAACGATTCAACACGGCGGGATGGGTCGGAATACTGGAGACATCGGGTTCGGTCACATCGACCACCGACGCAGGGCTGTCAGTATCACGGCCCTGACTGAGCTGGAGTGCGTCACGTTCGCCTCGGCGCTCGTCAGGCGGTCTGCGTTCTACGGCGTGCGCGGGTTCGACGAGGAGTACGACTGCTACGCCGAGGACACCGACCTCTGCATGAAGGTTCGCCGTGATGGCTGGAAGGTCATGTACGAACCGACCGCGGTAGGCATCCACGACGAGTCTCAGACCACGTCCCCGATGAAGGCCAAGCTCGCGACCGACGCGATGAAGATTTTCGTCCGGAAGTGGAGGCGGTATTTCGAGCACAACCCGCCGACGCGATGACCCTGAACATCCATCGCATCGACCCGGACAACATCGGGGACCAAGCGTGCTCCCCGCTGCGGTACTTCCGCGACCTGCGCTCGAAGGTGCGGCCCGTGGACATCCAGTCGAGCATCCCGAACGCGGACGCCTACCTGATAGGGGGTGGCGGGATGCTGCACGGGAAATGGATGGACACCCTGAGCCAAGTCGCAGCCCGCGGTAAACCCTGCGTCGCGTGGGGAATCGGGATGAACACCCACGACACCGAGCAGTTCATTTGGCCGAAGTTTCTCGACTCGTTCGCGGCGGCCGGGCTCCGGGACCACGGCAATCCGTGGGATTACGTGCCGTGCCCGTCGTGCCTGCACCCCGCGTTCAACGTGCCGCACGCGCCGAGGCATCCGTTCGTCATCTACGAGCACCACGCGGCCCAGATTCCGCTGTCCGTGAACGCGCCGAGGCTCCAGAATCGGCAGCCGTTCTCCTACTTCGAGAACGTCATCCGGTTCCTATCGAGCGGGCGGGTCGTCGTGACGAATACCTTCCACGGGGCCTACTGGTCGATGCTGCTCGGTCGGCCGACGGTGATTTTCAGGCCGTACAGCAACCGGTTCTGCTGCTTCAAGGAGGTGCCTGCGTTCGCCGACACGGATACGTGGCGTCAGGCTGTCGAAAATGCTGAACCGCCCAGCCGTGGATACCTCTTGGAATGCCGAGATTTGAATCACATCTTCAAGGAGCTTGTAACACCCCTACTAACATGAGCAAAGGACACGAAAACTCAGAGACGGCCAAGTATCGCGACCTCACGGTCCCATACTGCAACGGCAACGGCGTGGACATCGGGTCCGGAGGCGACCCTGTCGTCCCGTGGGCGATTTCGATGGACCTCCCGCGCGGCGAGTTCGCGACGTACCACAGCGAACACGACCCGAGGCACGCAATCCACTATGGCGGCGACGCAAAGAACCTGCCGTTCAGGGACGGGACGCTCGACTTCCTCTACTCGTCGCATTTGCTGGAGGATTTCTTCGATTGGGACCCGGTTCTCACCGAGTGGGCGCGCGTCGTGAAGCCGGGCGGTTACATCGTCATCCTCGTGCCCGACAAGGCGCTTTGGAAGGCTGCTCTGGACCGCGGCCAGCCGCCAAATTGCGCGCACACCCACGAGTCGCGGGCCGGCGAGCTGTCGGAGTACTTCCGGCGTCTCGGAATCGTAGAGCCCGTGATCGACACACTGACGAACCTGTTCGACGGGGACTACACCGTGATGTTCGTGGGGAGGAAGCTTTGAAAGCCCACCTTAAACCCGCGGAATTCGAGGTTCGACAGTTCACTGTCAACAACGCGGAGCAGGCGAACGAGCTGATGTCGTGGGCTGGAACGGACATCACGCTGAATGACCGCGTTCTGAACGTGCGCGTAGCCCGCGGGTACGTCACGGCCCGCCTCGGAGACTGGCTGTTGAAAATCAAGCCCGGCCTTGTGACAGTCATTGACGACGTGACATTCCAAAGAAACTACGATTTACACCAATGATTTCAGGCTACACATACGTTCAGGACGGGGTCGTGAACGACTACTGCTTCGAGGAGTGCATCCTGTCGATGCGGGCCGCGTGCGATGAGGTCGTCGTGGGCGTCGCGAAATCCGACGACGGGACACTGGAGCGCGTTGAGGCGATTGCCGTTGGCGGCAACACCTGCCCGGTGCGAATCGTCCACTACGAGCGCGTAGGACCCGAGGAGCGCAATCCTGAACGACTCATCGCATGGTTGAACAACGTGCGTCGGCATTGCCAGTTCCCGTACCAGCTCGCGCTCGACGCCGACGAGGTTCTTCCGGAGTGGCACGTTCAGCAGCTCAAGGAGCACGCCAAATCCAAGGATTGCGTCTGGTTCGACCGGTTGAACTTCTGGGGTGACACGAAGCGCCTCGCCCCCGCGGGCCACGTCTGCGGAGAGGCTGTTGTGCGCGCCGGCCCAACCTCGCTCTGGATGCCATCCGACGAGCCGCGACCGGAAGGTGAACCGGAAATCAGGATTCGCGCCATCAAGACCGGGATGTCCATTTTCCACTACGGATTCATCCGGAAACAGGAGGCATTCTACCGCAAGTCCAAGTTCCTCCAGCCGGTCCTCGTCGGTAGCTACGACCAGCGTCTTGTGGACGCCGAGGCTTCCGGTAAGCCGTGGGCGGACACCATCGAGTTCGACCGGCCGTTCGGAATCTACAACGGGCCGCATCCCGCAGTTGCAATCCAGTGGCTGAAAGAGCGAGGATACGCACCGTGAGCACATTCAAAGACGCCGCGTTCATCTCCACGATGATCCAGGAGATGCAGACCGTCGGGCTGCCGCGCTCCCGGAACCGCGCCCGCATCGCGGACCTGTTCAACGGCAACGCGCCGTACACCGATGCCGAGGCGCGCGACAACCGCATCGAGACGAACGTCAACTTCCTCGAAGGCACGCGCATCATCCACCAAGCGCGCAGCCAGTTCACGGACGCTTTTATGAAGCCGTCCAACTTCTTCACGGTCGGCCTCGATAAAGGCCCTGTGTTCAAGCGTGACGAGTGGGGTGCAATCATCACCAAGCAGATCAACAAGCGCCTGAAACGCGACATGCGCTTCACGGAAGTTCTGGACTCGCAGTTCGCCAGCTCCGTGCTGCACGGCGTCGGGCCGGTGACGTGGGGGCGCAAGAAGGATTGGTGCCCATCCGCCCGCGGCTTGGATGACATGCTGGTCCCGTCTCGAACGCTCAAGAGCCTTGAGAACCTGAACTACTTTGCCACGCGAAACAACTACACCGCTGCGGACCTCGTCCGCATGACCTCCGGCAAGAACGTGGACGCCGGGTGGAACAAGCCTCTTGTCCAAGCTGTCCTCAAGCAGCTCCGACAGATGACCGGCCAGCAGCAGAAACAGGATTACTCGCAGTACGACCTCGAACGGCTTGCAGAGGACTTCAAGGAAAACTCCGGATTCTGGGGCTCTGACGCCGCGCCTACCGTTCAGGTCTTCGACTTCTACTACCTCGACGAAGAGGCGAAGAAGTGGTCCCGGAAGCTCATTCTCGACCCGCAGACGGCGACGTATGGCGCAATCGATTCCAACCAGAAGGCACAGTTCCTCTACGAAGGCCGCGCTGAGTACGGGTCCAATCTCTCGGAAATCCTGCACGTCCAATTTGCCGACGGAGCAGTCGTTCCTCCGTTCCGGTGGCACACGGTCCGGTCCCTTGGCTACCTGCTGTACTCGGTCTGCCACCTCCAGAACCGCATCCGCTGCAAATTCCAAGACAGCGTCTTCGAGTCGATGCTGTGGTACTTCCGCGACGTGGCGACCGGCGACGAGGAGCGGCTGAACAAGGTCGAGCTGAAACACCTTGGCATAATCCCGGAAGGGCTCGCCATCGTGCAGCCGAACGAGCGGCACACCATCAACGAGGCTCTCGTCGGGTCCGCGATGTCGATGAACCGGCAGATGATGGCTGAGTCGTCTGCATCCTACGTCAACGACGTGGACAACGGCACCAACAAGGAGCAGACCGCGACGGAAATCATGGCGAAGGTCACTTCGACCAACGCGCTCGTCGGGTCGATGCTGAACCGGGCCTACGCCTACGCCATCCCGCAGTACCGGGAGCTTGGCCGGCGCTTCTGCACGCTCGATCACCCCGATTGCAAGGCGTTCCGGGACGCCTGCATGGCCGACGGCGTGGATAAGTCGGTCTTCGACGTGGATTGCTGGGTCATCGAGCCCGAGCGCGCCATGGGTAACGGCAACAAGATGCTCTCGATTGCTCAGTCCGACCGCCTGATGGCTGTGCGGGCCGCGATGCCAGCAGCAGCGCAGCAGCGCATCCTGCACATGTACGTCGAGGCGAACACGGACGACCCTCTCCTCGCCGACCGGCTCATCCCGCTCGACGTGCAGCAGTCGTCCAAGACGATGCAGACCGCCACCCTCGCGTGGGGGACACTCATCGCCGGCCAGCCCGTCGTACTTACGGAAGGGGTCAACAACGCCGAGCTGGTCCAGGTCTGGCTGGAGATGCTCGACTCGGATTTGCAGAAGATTAACAGCGGGAACAGCGCCCCGACCGTGCCGCTCGTCCAGGGCCTCGCAAACGTCATCTCCACAATCGAGCAGCGCATCGCGTTGCTGGCCCAAGACGAGGCGAATGTGGAGATGGTCAAGCAGATGTCCGACGCCCTCGGCCAGGCCGCCAACTTCGTGCAGGCGTACATCAAGCAGATCCAGACGCAGCAGCAGGCAGCGCAGGAGCAGGGCGCACAAGGGCAAGGCATGAGCCCCGAGGTCCAAGCAAAGGTTCAGGCGATGCTGATTGAGGCGCAGGCCAAGTCGGAAATCAAGAAGGCCGACGCGCAGCAGAAGATGGAGAACAAGCAGCAGCAGTTCATCCAGAACCAGCAGAACAAGGCCGTCCAAACGATGGCAAACGTCGCTACGGGCGACGCCAAGACTTCGGCGGAAATCATCCGCGGAAACGCAAGAGCGCAAGCGGAGTCGGAAAATCAAGCGATGGCGAAAACTGAAACACCCCAATGAACCTAGACCCCAAATCACAGTTCCTGTCCAAAAAAGAACGAGCCGAACGACACCGCGCCCTCGTTGACAACGCGGAGTTCCGTGAGTTCCTGCTCGACGCCTTCGCGGCCTACTCGTTCGGGCTTCCCGGCTCCGACAACCCGGCGCACGGCTGGAATTCCAACTGCCGCCGTCAAGGCGCGAAGGATTTCATCGAAACCTTCCTAAATCTCTCGACTGTTCCTAAACCTCAAAAACGCACCACATCGGGAGAACTTGAACCCGAGCTAAACTAACGAAACATGGACCCAACCACTGATTTTGAAGCCGCTATCGACGCAATGCCGTCCGATATGCCGCAAGACTCGCCGCAGCAAGCGGCACCCGTAGTCGCAGTAGCGCCAGCGCCTGCCTCTGAGCCTGCACCGGCCACCGTCGCCCCCGTTGCCACGCCCGCACCGGTGAACGTCGGGGACGAAGACCTCGAAGCTCTCCGAGGCAAACCCAAGCAGGCTGCAACGCCGGCCGCCACAGCCTCGCCAGAGCCTCCAAAGCCCGCGGCCGAGCCTTCATCGCTCAAGGAGTTCCGAACCGTTTACGAGACCACCAAGAAGGAGCGAGACACGCTGGCCGCGGACCTCGCCAAGCTCCGCACGGAAGCTGCGGAAGCCCGCAAGGCCGGCGAGAAAGACGCCGAGGCTCGCGTCCGGGCCGAGCTGGAAGTAGTCGTGAAGGAGAAGACCGAGCTGGATTCGAGAATCCGGTTCCTCGACTACTCGAAGTCGCCCGAGTTTCAAGCCAAACACGAGAAGCCAATCAAGGATGCGTGGCGGGCCGCCATCGAAGACCTAAATGGGGCCACGATCATCAACGACGACGGCACGGAATCCGAGGCCAACTACGGCCATATCCAGGCCCTTATGCGGATGCCGCCAATCGAAGCCGCCAGGACCGCCGCGAAGTGGTTCGGTCCGGCATCGTCCGAGGTGATGCGCCACCGTTCCACCATCTTGGCGCTCGGGAAGGAGAAAGACGCCGCCATCGAACACTGGAAGACCAAGGGCGAGGAGCTGACGGCTCAGAGCCAGCGCGAGGCCGAGGAGTTCAACGGATCGCTCCAGTCTCTGTTCAACTCGGAGCGCGACTCGTTCCCGACCAACTACCCAGAGTTGTTCGGCCACGACCCGAAGAACGACGAGGAGGCCGACCTTGTCCGCAAGAACCGCGCGCTCACTGAAATGGCGGTGCGCGGCAAGGGAATCCCGGAGGGCACCGACGCGCGGCAGCGTTCCGAGCTGATGGTCAAGGCGCAGGCTCGTATGGTGGCCCGCGCGGAAGCGTTCGGGTTCACTCGCCTTCGGCTGAACAAGGCGGTCGATGAAATCGAGACCCTCAAGAAGAAGCTGGCCGAGTTCGAGGGAAGCGTTCCGGGCGAAGGCAAGACTACTCCTCCGGCTCCCGGCAAGGCCGACTCCGACGTGAGCGATTGGGAGCGCGCCATCGACAACGCGCCAGCGTACGTCTGATCCGGTCGGTCCAGAAACGAGAACGGCGTCCCGAAGGACGCCGTTTTTATTTGTTCTCCGCAATCTTGTCCGCGACCGCGCGGCGATACCTCATGTAGAGGCTGTCGGTCATGTACCAGCCATCCCTCGGCGGCGTGTAGGCGGTGCCGACCTTGAGCCTCACCACTGCGTCGTCACTCTGGACGATGACGATCTGCTTGCGAGCGCAACCGCTCCAAAGCATCAAGATCATCAAGGCCGTTGGCGCTAGCAGCAGGAGCCAGTCCTGGCGGTGTCGTTGCGATGTCATGGGTGGCTAGGTCGATACGCCGTTGTCGGGCGGTCTCGGGATCGGCGGCTCGGTCCTGGCGGCTCTTGATCCAGCGCGCGAGCGCAGGGGCCAGAGCCGCCAGGAGCGCCAGCAGCGCGCCGATGATGGTGGTCACGATTTGTTCGCCGCTGCGGTACGCGCGGCGATGATGCCCCAAACCACGGAGACGAGTCCGATAAGCGAGCCGACGATGGTCTCGGCTCCAGCGGAGTCGGTGATGCCCTTGGTGACGAGCACGCCGGCCCCGACTTTGAGGAACGAGCGGAGGATGGATTGATAGGTTTCGTTCATGGTCAGTTTTTGGTGGATGGCTTGCTGCGGGTCCGAAGGTCTTTTCGCAGTCGGACGACGTACCACGCGAGCCCGACGGCCGCGGCGCATAGGCCGATGACGTGGGTCGCGAAGGTGACCACCACGTCGGCGCTGTGCAGTGTGGCCAACGCGCTGCCACCGCCTACCGGCAGCGCGGCTTTGAGCGTGTCCGCAAGGAAAGCTCCGGACCGGTTGGTGGTCTCAGTGACAATGGGGTCGGAGTGGTCCATGGTATTAGTTCGGAGTTCCGCCGTTGTAAAGATTGGTGAGTTCAGTTCCAGAAAGAAGCCGCGTGTAAACTCGAAGGTGCTGGATGTACCCAGTGAACGGTGACGCCACGATGTCAGAAACTGGAGCGCCCACTTTGAATGTCTGGGATGAAGGAGAGCCCATTGCGGTCGCCGATGATGAATTGGTGGCGGACGTTGATGCGTTCACCGACACCGATAGCGCGTTGGCCGGCTGATTAAATTGCCCAACGATGAAGTTCCATGAGTTCACGTTGGTCGCAAACGCACCCAGCCCGATTGACTTCGTGCCGTTGGTGGAGTCCCTCATGTCCAAAATCACATCAAAGTTGTCCACGCCGTCATTGTACGGGCCAAGAAGCTTAAAGTGCCAGTTGGTTGAGCTTCCGGATTCAATGATTACGGAGCCGAGGTTCGTGTAGTAGTAGGAGGACTTCACCCACGCCGTGACTGTGAAACTGTTTGACCCCATGTTCTGGGCGAAGCTGTCCGAGTGGCTGAAATAGTTGTTGGTCGTGTAGGTTCCGCGACCTGGAGACAGCGCGCCGACAGTCCCGGACTGCGTGAAGTTTGGGCCGGTCGTGGCGATGGCGTTACCACTGGCCTCGGCAAGCGGCAGGTAAAGTTGCGGAGAGTTCGTGTCCGCGGAGCCCTTCCACGTCGCCAGCGCGTGAAAGAACCTGAACTGCGCGCAGGCCGGAAGGCACAGCGCCAAGAGTATCGCCAACTTGGTTTTCATCAGGTGCCAGTGTCGCCGGCTAGGACGAACGTGGTTGAGGACAGGCCGTAGAGCGTAACCGTTGCGTACTGGCCGAAGGTCTTCGTCTGGCTGTGCGCGTTGCTGACGGTGGTGCCGGACGCCGTGAACGTCACTTGGCCCGCGCCCTTCTGGATGAAGGTGCAGGAGAACCCGGCCGAGAGCGTCGGGACCGTCACCGTGATGGCCGCGGCGTTGCTGAGTGTGACTACCTTGCCGTTGTCCGTGGACAGGACGGTGTAGGTCGTTCCGGTCTGGGTGTTCTCGGTCACGGTGATGATAGTAGATGCGAGAGTCTGCGCCGTGCCAGCCGCAACGGCGGTAAGTGTGGCGTTTATCGGCTGGAACGCGGTCGAGTCAAGACCGTCGAGCGTGTCCGAGTTCAGGTTAGTCACTTTGGTCGTGCTTGTGACCGTGAGCGGAGCGGTGCCAATGGCGACGGTGGAGGTGTATGTCGGGCTGGTCTGACCTGCTGGCGTCGATAGCGGCCCCAAGATGGTGGTGCCCGATTTGGTCAAGGCGATGGCGTTTGTGCCGCCCGCGTAGAAGTTCTGGCCTACCCACGTCGCCGACAATGCGTGTTGAATCGTTGTCCCCGAAGACGACAGCGTCACGTCAGCACCTTCTCCGATTGTAGTGCTGTATGAAATTCGCCCGCCGACATCCAAAGTGTAAGCAGGTATTGCTTTGTTCACCCCAACCCGGTTGTTGACACCATCCACTTTAAGAGTGCCGCCGTCCACGGACATACTGCCTGTGATGTCAGGCGAATCCGACCGGACAAACCCAAGTGTCCCGGTGGTCGCAGCGGCCAAACCCGTTGTCACGCCGCTTCCGAGCGCCGTCAGTCCGGTGCCACCGTTGGCAACTGGGAGAGCCGTACCTGAATAACTGACCGCCAGCGTGCCCGAAGTTGTGATAGGAGACCCCGTAATAGATAGAAGCGACGGGACAGTGACAGCCACGCTGGTGACTGAACCGGTGCCAGCTCCGATGTCGGACCGGACTTCCGCTGCGGTACGCATCTTGACCGTCGTCGCTGCGGATGCCGGTGTCGCCGTGAAAACCGGGAAGTGGGTTGCAGCCGAACCCGCAGCTGCCGCTTGCACAGCGACGGTCCCACTCAGCGCCGTGTTGGTGCTGATGGTGAGCGTCGCGCCTTGGATGTTTTGCGGACTCGGGGTCAGCTGGATCCCGCAGATGTAGCCTTGGCTCGCGGCAAACTCGAAGACGAGACCGGAATCAGGCAGCACCCCAGACGGTCGGACAATCTGACGGGTGACGGTCTGGAGGTTTGTGCTCGTGGACCAGTCAGCAAGCCACACGCTCGTCCCTCCCCATTTCACGTTCACATAGCCGCCAGCAGCCTCTGCTGTGATTGAAACCTCCAGAGAGTCGTCCGTGGACTCGGTCGCCATTTGGACGATGAGGTTGCCACTGGTCACCGTGCTAATGCCGGGAAGGCCACCGGAGGTCGTGCCCCACGGCCAATTAGTCGATGCGTTTCCAAGCAGACGTTTTGGGCTGTAAGGCCCCCAGACCCGAGAGCTGGTGCGCTTTGTGTATGAACATTGCGGCGACAGCGTCTCTGGGAATGTGGACAGATTGTCAGCGAACTGGACAAGTGTTTGCTGGGCGCTGTTTCCGTTCCAAAAATCGTGCAGAATTTCTATGGTACGATCAGAACCGCCCCTGTTTCCGGCGAGTATCACACCCGGCCCACCAGCGTTGATGGATATGATTGGGATTGTACCGACCGGCGCGTCGATGCGGTTGTTTTGGAAAGTCGTTCCCTCGCCTTGGTAGTTTATCCAGTACTGGCTTGACGCGTAGTTTGACTCAAAATAGTTGTCCTCGATGGTGTTCCATCGCGTCTGGTCCTCGTAGATTCCGCCGACTCGCCAGTTGATGAGGATGTCGTTGTTCTTGATTTTGTTCTGCGAACCTACGCCGTCGTGTTTGGTCAGGTGGATGTGTCGCGCGTTCTGGTTCAGTCTGCAAGTGTCGATGTTGTTGATGTCACAAGCATCCAAATAGACTCCAATGCCAAACCCAAAAATGAAGCAGTTCTGAATTAGTGAGTCGTACAGCTTCGCAGCTTTGATTCCGACGCCTTCGCTGACCAAAAAAGCCAAGGTAGGGACGTTCGTCGTACCAGCCAGCGGGTCGTTAAGAGTCTGATACGTTCCCGAAAAGGTGCAATGAATGAATCGAAGGTTAGCAACTGCGCTCTGGCTGTCCCAGTTTGTGATGCCGACCTGATTAATTGCCACCGCGTTTTTTGCGTAGATGGCAAGGTCTTTCAACTCAAACGAAGCGTTGATGTCTCCCGAGCTAGGGATTGCGGATTCAAACACCAACGCTGTGTTGGTCGTGGTCGCCGATATGCTTGAGACGCTGCGTCCCTGGCCGTTAATTTTGCGATACATTGAGTTGGTGAGACTCGCTGTGATTTTGTAGTCGCCCGACGGAAGAAAGACATTAAACCCGGAGTTTAAAGCTGATTGAAGCGCAGTCGTGTCGTCTGATGCTCCGTTGCCAACGGCATTGTATGGCGCGTTCTTGACATTGACCCATCCCTGATTAAGGCCGAGCGCGTCAACATAGGTTTTGTTCGCAACGCTGTTGCCGGTGCTTGGGACGGTGGCGGTCAGCGGCGCGATAAGAACCAGGTTGGAGGGCGCTACCGTCTTGGTCACCGAGTCGTACGTGACCGACAACGACGCAGCCGCGAGCAATTGCAGCGAGAAAAGAAATGGAATCAGATATTTCATGGAATGTTTGCGTAGGTGTACCCTGTGTTTTCGTAGCCGCCTTGTGGTTGACCCTCAACCATAGCTCCAGCGTTTTTGCGATACAGGCCGTCGTCAAATAGCAAATAGCCGTTTCCGTTTTTGAAAACCCAGTTAGAACCGTCAACTCCAACAGTTATTACTCCCGGTGCGGACGATGCTAGGTACTTCAAAAAATACCTTAGCATTATTGCTTTAGCATCGTTATCAGCCTGGTCTATCAGTGGCTGGCAGTCGGTGATGAGCGACTGAGCTGTTGCCGTTCCAGACAGCGGGCCGCCAGTTGCAGCGGCGGCAACCGCGCCGGCCAGAATTGCGTCAATTTGCCCGCGCCCGCAGACAGCAATGATGTCAGCGGACTCAGCCCGAAGTGTAGCAATGGCCGGTACGCTCATAATTTTTCAACTCGATGCCAGTGAGAACGCGGTGTACGACGGCGTGCCGGCCGCCGCGACGGAGACGATGCCCTTGTACCCGGCAACCGTAAGCGACCCACCGGTGCCGTTTGCGGCCACAGAAGCCGCGCTTAGGATGTAGTCGTAGTTTAAGGTCGTGGCCCCCGCCCCCAGCTTGACGTGCAAATGCGCCGCGGCTTGATTCTGGATGGTGAACGAGTAGCGGGCCGAATCGGCAGCCAAGGCGGTCGTGGACGTTGCAAGCCCTGCGCTCGACGTGACCACGGTTCCGCCAACCCCGCCCGGCCCGGAGGCGATGACGTTCAGCAGCGTCGCAATCCACGCCTGGAGCTGGCCTGGGTTCGTGCAATCAAAGCACGCCGACAGTGATGCGATTTCTTGAGCGGTCACGAGTATGCCTCCTCTTCGGTGGTTACGGTTTCGGATTCCATGGCGTCCTCGGCCTTGTCAGCCGCGCCGGACCCAAGGCTCACGCCGTCGAACGCGGTGATGTGGATTTTCCCGTCCATCATGCTCCAATCGACCATGGCACGGCCTGATTCGCCCTTGAGTTCGACCCCCTCGGGCGGGTCGAACATGACCATTTTCGGGGCATCCATCATCCGGCCCATGCCGTCGAGCGGTCGGCCGTCCTGCATTTTTGAGTTCATCATAAGTGTGGGGTCTGCATCGGGAACCGTGGTCGGTTGGCTTCGGAAACCAGCCGGTGTCGATTCCAAATGCGGACCCCACCGGCCCGAAGGCCGATGGGGCGCGAGGTGCGATTAGATCGCGAACGGCAGTGTGATCGAACTGAACGTCGAGCCGCTGAGTTGGATCTTGAGCGTGGTCGAATCGTAGATCGACCAGGTGCCACCGAGGGTCGGCAGCGATGCAATGAGGCCGGCGAGGGTTGCCTGACTGACCGCGATGTGGGTGACCACGTTCCCGTCTGCCGTGATCGAGTTCGCGGCGATGGTGTACACGCCACCCTTGGCGACGGCGGTGAACACGAGCACGCTCGGGCAGCTCTCCGGGTAGGAGTTGTAGTACTGCTGCGGGTAGCCGGGGTCGGTGTTGCAGGTGCTCACGATGGTGATGCAGGGCCGGTCGCGCTTGTGGAACAGCAGCTCCAGCCACTCGTCGTGCTCCGGCTTCACAGCCAGATCGAAGTCGGCGTAGAACTTGCCCTTGTTGCCGCGGACGTTGTCAACGGGCTTGCCGTTGCAGTCCGCACCGAGGTCGTTGGTGCCGAACTTCCAGCGGCCGGCGTAGTCGCGGACGAGGAACGGCATCTCCTTGTTGACCGCCTCCGGCTTGAACGGCATGACGCGGAGGGCGCGCTTGTTGTTGATGTACGAGAACTGCCACTGGGCCTTCTCGTAGTCCTCGTTGTACTCGGACCGGATGCCGAGCGTGGTCGCGACGTTCTTGTACGGCAGAACGACCTGGTATCGGCCCGCCGACACCTTGTTGAACCGGATCGGGAACATGAGGCACTTCACCATGAAGTCGCCGACGTACCCGCTGAACCCGTACTTGAAGAACTCCTTCGCGGCCGGCCCGAACTCACCGAAGCGCCACGCATCCAGAAGCACCGGGTCCTGCTTGGACAGGTAGTGGAACGTGTCGATGTCGGTGTGCAGCTCCAAACGGTCGAAGCCTTCCTTCGCCATGTCGATTGCGCCGAGCGCGTACTGGCGGTACACGCGGGAGCGCAGGATCTCCGGCGTCAAGCGGCCGGTCGGGTCCTGCGTTGCGGTCATGTACTGGTAGCCGCCCGAGTCCCAGGTGAACGTGAAGTCCACGAGGCCGGCAGCCGTGATGGCGAGCTTCTTGCCGGCCAGTTCCGCAGCGCGGCGGGCCAGGTAGAAGGACATGATCCGCTGCGTCGCCGGCTTGAGCACGTCCGCGATGATCTGCGCGAAATGCTCCTTCGCGCGGGTCCGGGTCATGATCTCGTCGAAGCAGAGAACATCGGTCGCCCAAGAGGTCTTCTGGCGGCCGTAGGTCTTGCGGGTCGTGCCCCAAGCAATCTTGTTCTCGTCGGGGTCGCAGGGGCTGCCCACGCATTGAGTACCGCTCACGTCCGACCAGGGCTTGGTCACGTCAGGGTACACGTCGTTAAACCGGTCGAAGGTGTGCTCCACGCCGGAATAGGCGTCGAACATGCCGGTCTGGTAGTAACCCATCAAGCCGCCCTCGGTGGGGCGAACGTCCTTGAGGATTTCCTTGTCGTAAACCGGCTCTTGAGTGAGCACGGAGGCGAAGAACGCCTTGCAACTGATCTTATCTCCACTAGCCATATTGTGATTTTCCTATGCCTTTGGGTTTGTCGCCATCCCCTCAAAAGGCAAATCGGGGTGGAATGCGAACGCGAGGCGTCTGCAAACCAACCCCGGTGGTGAATCCGGGCCGTGGAGCCGGGCAGGTTCTTCAACCTGCACTTACCGATTTCCCCGAACGTGAGGACCGCTCAGGTGGCGAGCCAGAGTTTGCGCCATGGACGTGTTGTACCACTCGTGGCGCGGTCGTCAATAGGTGATTTTGCTCAATAAAACGCGAGTTTTGACCGACACGGACGGTCGTAGAAAGTTTTTCACGAATTGAATTGCGTGTTTTCGATGGTTAAGCGAACGTCTGCACGTTGATGCAACTTCGCCCCTACCAAACCTCCCTGATTGAAGAACTTCGTGACGGGTTTCGACGTGGGTTCACGCGCCAGGGCTTGGTTTCGCCGACCGGGTCCGGAAAGACTGTGCTGTTCTCGTACGTGGTCAAAAACGCCGCAGCAAAGGGCCTCCGAGTCTGGGTGATTGCCCACCGAGCGGAGATTCTGGACCAGATTTCGGCCACGCTCTCAGTAGTCGGGGTCCAGCACGGCATGGTGCGCGCCGGTGAGCAGGTTGAGCCGAAGCAGGCGGTCCAGGTGGCGTCAATTCAGACGCTTGTTCGCCGCTTTGACCAGCTTCCGAGCCCTGACTTTATCGTTATCGACGAATGTCACCACAGCACCGCAGGCCAGTGGGCAAAGGTCTTCGCGCAGTACCCAAAAGCCAAGTTCCTCGGCGTCACGGCGACCCCGGAGCGGCTCGACGGACGCGGCCTCGGCGAGTTCTTCCAGACCCTCGTGCGCGGCCCGGAGGTTCAATGGCTCATCGACTACGGATTCCTCGCGGTCCCGGTGTACTACGCCCCGAAAACCGCCATCGACGTGTCCAGCCTGCGGAAAATGGCCGGCGAGTTCTCGAAGCAGGAGTCCGCGGAGTTGATGGACAAGCCGTCGATTACCGGGGACGCGGTCGCGCACTACCGGAAGTACGCGCTTGGATGCAAAGCTGTCGCGTTCTGCGTGAACCTCAAGCACGCGGAGCACGTCGCGGAGCAGTTCCGGGCCGCGGGGATTCCGTCGGCGACTATCGACGGCACACTGACGCGAGACGAGCGCCGGCAGCGCGTGGCTGACCTGACTGCGGGCCGCGTGAGCGTGCTCACGTCGTGCGAAATCGTCTCGGAGGGCTTCGACTTGCCTTCGGTGGACGCCGCCATCCTGCTGCGCCCCACGGCCTCGCTGGCGCTTCATCTCCAGCAGGTCGGTCGCGCGTTACGGGTGTCGCCGGGCAAGCAGCAGGCGGTCATCCTGGACCACGTCGGAAACTGCCTTCGGCACGGTCTCGCCGAGGAGCGCCGCGAGTGGTCGCTTGAGGGAGGCTCCGCGAAGAAACGCAAGAAGGACGACCTCCTGGACACGCGCCAATGCGAGAAGTGCTACGCCGTGTTCACGGGAACGTCCTGCCCTCAGTGTGGCGAGGAGCGGGTGTCGAAAGCCCGCGAGCTGGAGCAGCGCGAAGGTGAGCTGGAAGCTCTCGACGCCGAAAAGGTCGCCGCGTCACGGATGCGATTGCGCGAAGAAGGTAAGGCGCAGACGCTGGCGGACCTGATGGCTCTGGCGAAGCAGAGGGGCTACCGCGCGGGCTGGGCGATTCATCGGTTCAACGCACGCAAGCAACGCCACTCTGCCGCAGCATGAACCTCTCCATCCAACCCGACGGCGACAAATGGATGGTGGCAATCACGTCTTACGCGGGCGTGAACCCGGTCGGGCCGCGTCTGTGGAAGGGGCTCCAGCAGCACACGCGAGTACTGCCGACGTTCCCGGTCACAGGGCTTGAACGTGCCGAGGCCGAAACGAAGTTGAAGGAGTGGGTCAGTTTTCTCAGGCCAGTTACAACCAAATAAACCATGAAACCACGCACACGCCAAGCACACCTAGGAGACATCGAGTGGAAATCGGAGGATGGAGTCGGTCGAGTGACCCGCGTCACGTATCAGCCGGAGGATGGAACCCTGTATTTCCGAACCCTGTACAGCAAGCGGCTCTCGAACGAGATGTCGCTCGATGACCTGTGGCAGATTGTGAGAATTAAGCCGTCGAAACCCGAGCCCGCGAAGCTCGACCTGCGGCAGATTGAGCACCCGTTGCTGATTGGGGGGCGGGTATGAATACGCCAAGCATCATCGACACGATAGCCGACGAGCGTGATGAACTGCGTGATGAAAACATCAGGTTGAAAGCCCACATCAAGCAACTTGAGGATGTTCTCCGCCGCACCCACATCAAGCAACTTGAGGATGCTCTCCGCCGCATCGCGAACACCGACTATCGTGGCAATCGCTCAACCGAATCTCAGATTGCCGCAGAGGCTTTGGAGTCAAAACGATGAACGAATCCGAAGTTCTCTCCCGCATCAAAGCCGCCGTCGGCGGGATGCTGAACGTGCGGATTTTCCGCAACAACGTCGGAGTGGCCCGTGCCATGGACGGGCCGCGCGTCATTCGCTACGGCCTATTTCCGGGCTCCGCAGACCTCATCGGCTGGACCGAGTACACGATCCGTCCGGAGGATACGGGCCGCAAGGTTGCGGTGTTCACGTCGATTGAGGTGAAGGCCCCCACCGGTGGCAGGACCTCGTCCATGCAGCACATCTGGAAACGCAACGTCGAGAACGGAGGCGGAATCGCCATGGTCACGTCCTGCCCGCGTATTGCGAAATTCGCGATGGAGAACTGGAGGCCATCCCTATGACCTACCAAGAACCCGTCGCGTGGAAGGTGGAGGTGGACCGGTGGATTCTCATCACGTTTGCGACTACGGAACCGAAGGCCCGGTGGCGGGCCGTGAGATGTTTCCGAGAGGTGCATGACAGTCGCCGTGGCTACTGGCCGTCCGTCACAGCGAAACGAGCCTCGGAATACGACAACAGCTACCTTGCTCACCGACGCTACACACTCGCATTTTCGGAGGACGAACTCGCATGAAACCCCGCTCCTCAACCGCCAACCTCGGGTTCATCTCCGGGCCAGCCGGCCAAAAAATCCGTGTCCAATTCAAGGACGGCGTGCTCTGCTTCAAACCCCACCGCTCGCGCGCCAAGCCGGAACGCCTCACGCTCAGGGACGCCTACGACTCAGCTCGGAAATTCTGAACCATGGAAACCAACGAACTGCGCGGCCTGCTGAACGGGCGTGTCGAGGAAATCTGCGAGAAGCTCCTGCCGGCCGGGAAACGGGTCGGGCACCAATGGAAGGTCGGGAACGTCTCCGGGGACCCCGGAGATTCGATGGATGTCGAGCTGGAAGGCCCCAAGGCGGGTCTCTGGCACGACCTGTCGAACAACGAGGGCGGGGACATCTTCGACCTCGTGAACGCCAACCAGGCGCACGGGAACATGGGCCTCACGTTCAAGTGGGCTCGCGAATACCTCGGGGTTCCCAACACCCCGCGGGACCCGAGCGCGCCGCGACCCACCGACCCGCTCAAGGTCGGATTCAAATCCAAGGACGAAACCGTCTGGCGCTACGGCTCCAAGGCGTGGACGTACCACGCGGCCGACGGGTCCGTGATCGGCTGGGTCGTCCGGTTCGACCTGCCCGACGGCAAGAAAGACATCCTCCCCCTCCGTATCATCGACGGCACCCCGCGTTTTCGCGGCTGGAAGAACCCCGATTGCAACCCAATCTACAACCTCCACAAACTCACCAGCCGGCCGGACGCCCCGGTCCTTGTCGTCGAGGGCGAGAAAACCGCCGACGCGGCAGCCCGGCAGTTCCCTGGATGCGTCTGCATCACCTGGCAGGGAGGTTCGGGCCGCGCGTCAGCGGTGGACTGGAAGCCCTTGCTCGAACGGCAGACGCCCATCCGGCTGTGGCCCGACGCCGACAAGGCAGGCCGGGACGCGATGACCTACCTCAAGGCTCGCCTACCGAACGCGCTCGTCGTCCGCACCGACGACCTGCCGGACGGCTGGGATCTCGCCGACCCGGTTCCGGACGGCATCTCGATTCAGGGGCTGTTCGACGCGGCCGGGGTGACGATGCCCGCTCCACCCCCTGAGCCTGCCGCCGAAGCCCCGCCGTTCCGGTTCCTTGGGTACACCGATTCCTGCTACCACTACCTAGCCTCCGAGAACGGGCTCATCACGAAGCTCCCTGCGCCAGCGCACTCCGAGTCGAACCTGCTGACCATCGCGCCGCTGGCCTGGTGGGAGTCGCGCTTCCCTGGCTCGAAAACTCGCATCGACTGGCACGACGCCATGGACTGGCTGTTCCGTGCGGGCCATTCCGCAGGCTACTTCGATCCGTCGCGCATCCGCGGGGCCGGCTGCTGGGTCGAGGCGGACGATTCCGTGGTGTTCCACGCCGGGGACCGCCTCTACGTCAACGGGGTCGAGAAACCCATCCATGAGCACGACTCGCCATACTACTACCCGGTGCGAAAAACGAGACCCATCCAACTCTCGAAGGCCGCCTCCCTTTCCGACCGGGCCAAACTCACCGCTGTCTGCGAGCGGTTCCCGTGGCGTGACCCGTCCAAGAGCTGGGTCCTCTCCGGCTGGGTGTTCTCCGCCATCGTCTGCGGCGCGCTCGACTGGAGGCCGCACCTCACCTTGAACGGCGAGTCCGGCTCCGGGAAGTCCTACATCTGGAAGTCCTACATCGCGCCCATCCTCGGACCCATCTCGGTCTGCGCCCTCTCCTCGACGACGGAGGCCGGCATCCGCCACTCGCTCGGCTGCGACGCGCTTCCGGTCCTGATGGACGAGGCCGAGGTCAAAGACGAACGCTCCGCCAAGCGCATCCAGGGCATCCTCGAACTCTCCCGCATGGCGTCCGCGGAGACCGGAGCCGCCATCATCAAGGGCTCCGCCTCCGGCGAGGCTGTGACCTACCGCGTCCGGTCGTGCTTCCTGCTCTCCTCGATCGCCAAAGCCGCGACTGAATTCGCCGACGAGTCCCGGTTCGCGCAGGCCGAGCTGGTCAAGCGCCATGCCGAGGACCCAGCAATCTTCCTGAAAACGCGCCAGCTCATCGCGGCGACGACCGGCCAGCCGGATTTCTGCGAGGGAATCCGGTCTCGGGCAATCTCGATGGCTGCCGTCATCCGGGCCACGGCGGGGATATTCCAGCAGGCCATTGTAAACCATCTCGGCGACGCGCGTCGGGCGCAGCAGTACGGCCCCATCGCCGCGGGCCACTGGTGCCTGGGGAGCGACGAGGCCCCGACGCCGGAGGAGGCAGCCGAGTGGGTCGCGAGCCAGTGGCCGCTGGACGCCGAGGCCGACGAGCCGGCCATCGACACCGACAAAATCCGGGCCGTGGACATCTTGATGGAGCATCGGACCACGCTCCAAGACGACTCCGCAGCCCGCTTCGACCACACCGTTTCGGAGCTGCTGTCGATGTTCTACGCGAACAAACCCGACCCGAGAGCGTACGCCGCACGCGAGACATTAACCCGCCTCGGAGTCTATCCATCATACAACGGAGTGCATGTTGCGGTACGCCACACATCACTGTCATCTATTTATCGAGGCACACAATTCGACGACCGATGGACTGACAACCTGCGACAAATCGACGGGGCGAAGACCTCCGTTTACACCCCGTACGGGGAGAAGTCCAAGAAGTCCACCATCCTCCCTCTCGTCGCCTGCGGGTTCGGAAACCGGGCGGAGTCGGTCCAGCCGGACATGCTCTGAGCGAAAACTGCGGGCCGCGCACTCAGCGGTCAAACACAGCCCGAGCACGACGCTTGGGCTTTTTCGTGTCGTTTAATGCAGAATCTCGGGCGAGACTTACGATTTCTGGCCGGACATACCGGAGGGTAAATCCGGGTAACTCCATGCGGCGGAGCCGTTTACAAAAATAATTACTGATTACCGGGATTCCGCCACACAGAGCCCCTAGGAGATAGAAAGAGAGTCATCGTGAGAGAGACACCCCCAGAGAGACACCCCTCTCTCCTTATCTATCTATCTATCTAGGTAAGTAATTAAGTAAGTAAAGGGGGAATTGGCCGTCTTCATTGGTCGGAATTGGGTTTACCGCTGGATTACTCGCCGGTAAGCCTTTCAGGCGGGTTCCGGGGCGTTCTCGGGGCATCCGACAGCCTGCGTCAGGCATGGCGGCGGAGAGGTTCCAGCCCGACGACAGCGGCAGACTCTACACCGTCAGGGTGAGTTGACCCTTAGCTTGCAGTACCGATTCCCGCGCCGTGGTGCCACCGCCAGAGCGTTTTTATTTGTCTAGAGAGTGAGGACAGCGGAGGCGGGGGTCCGAGCCGTCCTGGAGGAAACCCGGTGGGAAACTTCCGGAAGTATTGAGAGGGGGTTTGCGGGTGGGCCTGGGGTCGAAAAGCCCCCTCCCCCGGCCCCCCGGCCCCCTCCCGGCCCGGGGAAAAAGAGATTCCTTGCCCGAGGTCGGCCCACGGCGCAGCTGGTCGGCACGTCGCGGCCGGGGCCGCCGCGGAGGTCGTCCTAATCGCCGCGGAGGTCGCGCCCACGGCGCAGCTGGTCGGCACCGCACCCGGTCACAAGCCTATCAGGCTTGTGCTTTGGCGCTGGATTGCTCAGGGATTCGGGGAATCCTGAGCGGGGACAACGGGCATTTCGGGGAGGTCGAAGGCTTGCATGGTGGAAAGGTCGGCGCTGCGGGTAGCCTTCGCGCCAGCGACCGGCCGGCGAGGGATAGCCAGCAGCTCGAGCAGCTGGTCGCGGACCTTCACGGCCCCGCCGAGAGCCGCAACGCGATCGGACACTTCGAGCGAGCCGTCCCGCGCGAGCTCCGTCATGGCCAACCATTCACGCCGACAGGCCAGCATCATGGCCGCCGGTTCGCTCGCTCGCATCAGCGCCATAACTGTTCCTGCCCTTGCCTGCCTACGGGCAAGCGATTTCGGTGTCGTTTTTGGGGTCTGGAATTCTAATCCCGGCATACTTGATCGAGTTACTTAGGATTGCCCCGCAAGTCAAGCCTCCGGTTCCGGTTTCTCCATCCTGAGTAACCTGATCGAGTTGCTTAGGTATGCGTGCCTGGCTGTGGGTCTGGTCTGGTCCTGAGGTCCTGTCGTCCTGTCGTCCTGCGGTCCGGTCCTGCGCTCCGCGTCCTGCGCTCCGCTCCGCGTCCTGCGCTCCGCGCCGCGTCCAGCCGCTCCGCTCCGCTCCGCGCTCCGCCGTCCGCTCCGCCGCTCCGCCGCTCCGCCGCTCCGCTCCGCGGTCCGCGGTCCCGCGCTCCGCGTCCCACGTTCCGCGCTCCCGTTCCGCGCTCCCGTTTCACGTTCGCGCTTGTGAGTGAAATCACATTAGAAAGATGTGGACGCGGGGCGGCAGGCGTGGTTTCCTGTGGACGTGAAACAAAACCTCCCGACCAGCCCGCAACCGAAACCTGCCGCAACCGTCGGCTGGACCCCGATCACTGGCCGCCCGTGCTTCTGCCGGCCCGGACAGGCCCGCGACAACTGCCCGACCTGCGAAGGCACGGGGATGAAGGTGGATTTCGCGGCCATCCGCGCGGCCCGCCAAACGCCGCCGACGTGCGCGCAAATTGAGCGTTGGCTTGCTTCCCGCGGCCTGCCCTCGTTCACGATCGACGAAATCCGCGCGGCTTGAATCCCCCTGACCCTCTAAACTCATGAACCTACAAGACAACCAACGCCTCGTTTCCGCCCGCTTTGCCCACGGCACGCCGATTCCCGTTTACGACGACGGCTTCGGCCCGCTCTGGATCCACCGCGACAGCATGGGCGTGTCCGGTATCGTACGTGCCCGGACGTGGCAAGACTCCTACGGTATCGCGGAAGATGAGTTCTTCCCCACGGCTGACGACGCCCTTGAAGAATTCCATCGCATCGAATCCATGCCAGAGGGCAAAGAGATGTATCACGCACAAGCGTGTTGGGATGAGGCTTACGGATACCGGCCCAACGGGCGCGGCGGTCCAACCCCCGACAAGGATCACGGCATTTACGCCAAGGACCTGAACGGGGACGCCTTGGATCGGCTGACGCCCGCATTCATCGCGGAGCTTGGGATTGTCCTAGAAATCGAAACGGAAGTCTGACCTCCCGCGCGGTCCCCTCGGCAACGGGGGGGCCTAGCGGGCGGTCAGAACCGGCCCGGAAACCACGAACCGCCACACGGCCCGCAACCATACCACGCCATGCAACTGCACGCTCCATTTAGTATCTCCGCCCGCCTCCTCCCCGCCATCGCCATCGGCACGGGAGCCGAAACCGTCACAGTCTCGCTGGACCGCTCCGGGTTCGTTTTGGACGGGCCTTTCGGCGAACACCGCGTTGCGGGCCTTCGGTTGTCGCCGATGTCCCGCACCGTTGAGGACGCTTTCGAGACGCTCCTTTCGTTCATGGGTGCCGCCGCTGAATCTTACCGCTACGCGGAACGGAAGGGAATGGACGGGATGGACGGCGAGAACTCGGAATTGTTCCCCCGGGAAGTGACGGAGGCGCTGGCTCAGGTGTCCTCGGAACTCGAATGCGTCCAATGTGATTTGATGGCCGCGATTGAAGCCGGGGAACGGCTTGTCACCGAATAACCAGCCCGCAACCGCAACGCATAGAACCGATTGAACATGAAACAACGCTTTCGCCTCACCTTTGAAGTCGTCACAGAAGAATCCGTCCGCGACGGGGACGCCGATCGGCGCGGCTTCGTCTCCGATGCGGGCCGCGGCCCGTGGATCTCGCCCGCAGAATCCGATTGGTCCCCGGAAGTCCCGTCCGTTTTCTGCCTCAGGGACGCGGTGGAGTTCCTGACCGCCCGCGAGTCTCACGGCCCGGTTGAGGCCGATTCCTGCCCCGTCTCCCGCACGTCCCCGCCGCGCTGGTTCACGTACGGCGGCGCGATGGACATGGACGGCGAGGCGGTTTCCGTTTCCATGCACGTCCCCCGCACGGTTTCCGGGTCCAGCGCCATGCGTATCGCGCGGCTTTTGAAGTGCTACGGTGTTCGCTAACCGGCCCGCAATTTTCACCCCCAAAACCGCACAGAAAACCACGAACCTAGAAAACCTATGACTAAACGCACCACGGAACTGATTCAACGCATCACCGCCCTCGGCTTCACGGCCGACGAGGCTTGGCAGATCCGCCGCATTTCGATGACGCTTTCTCGATGGGGCGAGCAAGAATGCGGCGACAGCAACGATTTCGCGTCTTGGTCCATCGAACGCGACGAGAAAACCGGCAAGCCGTTCCGCGTCGTCCACTCCCACAAGGCCGGCAGCAAGGTCCGCCGCGAGGCTATCCCTGACCGGGAAGCGGGCGCGCTTAAACGGCTACACTTGCTTGTCGCGGCCCGTAACTTCCGCGTTGACCCGGCCGGGTCTGGCGAGGGGCGCTTTCAATACTATCACCAAACCGACCCGCGCGGCTGCGCTCTGTACCTCCTCCGCGCTTCGGACGTGCGCCCCGGCGAGAAGCTGGACGAAATCTACACGCGCGGGTTGGCCGTGTGCGAATAGCCACCGTCCAAACAACCGGCCCGTCTGCGGGCGAGGCCGACGTTTGCACAGTGGAAAACAACGAACAACCATAACAGAATGAAACACACACAAGGGCCGTGGCTCGCGCTGGAACGCTACACCGACCGAAACAGCATCCCAATCGGCCACAAGCGCCCCGATGGATCGACCTCAATTTTCGCAGAGTGCAACGGCCTAGGCGGCGTCACGGGTCAGACGGAAGGGGACGCCAACGCCCGCCTGATTGCGGCGGCCCCGGAGTTGCTGGCGGCTTTGGAACTGGCGCAGGCGACGATTGAACGCCTATCTCCGGCCCGACCGTTCGATTCGACACAGGGGACGCGGGACGTTATCCGCCTCGCCATCGCCAAAGCGACAGCCTGAATCCCTAGAAGTCGCGCCGGCCTCGGTCGGCGCGCATTCTGCGGATTCACAACTAACACAGAAACGATATGCAAAAAGTGTTCGACAACCTAGTAAACGGAAACATTACAGACGCGAAGAAAGGGGCGAAGCGGCACAGTCTCAAGCGATTGAACGACTACGCCGGGGAAAAACTCGGCTGGTTTCCGGGCCGCGCGTGGTTTGCGGCGGCATACTTGAAAGGCGTCGGTTCCTTCCAAGACTACTGTGACGCGAAATGAAACCTACCATCCCACAACTCGCCCGGACGCTTTGCTGCACCGAGGCACAGGTTCGCGAACAGTTCCGCAAAAACCTCGCGACGATGCGGGCCGATTTGGAGCAAGCGCGACGCACAGGGAAGCCGGTGCGCGGCTACTCTGCGGCCCGCATCGCGACGGACATCGCGGAACTTGAGGGCCGTCTCGCGTGAAGCCTTCCGTGCTCGTTTGCTGTGAGTTCTCGGGAACCGTCCGTGATGCGTTCGCGCGCCTTGGCGCGGACGCTTGGTCTTGCGACCTGCTCCCCACAGAATCGCCCGGCCAGCACATCCAGGGCGACGCGCTCGTCGCGCTCCGCTCCCGCCCGTGGAATCTGGTGATTTCGCACCCGCCTTGCACATACCTGTGTTCGTCCGGGCAACACTGGACGACGCGGGGTCTTCGCGACCCGCAGCACACAGAGGATGCGTTGACGTTCGTCCAGGCCTTCATGGAGGCGGACTGCCCGCGGGTGGCCATCGAGAACCCGGTCGGCGTGATTTCCACGCGGATCAGGAAGCCGGACCAAATCATCCAGCCGTACTCGTACGGGCACGATGCATCGAAGGGAACGTGCCTGTGGATTCGGGGACTGCCCAAGCTCAAGCCTACCGAGTACGTCCCGCCTCGGCGGGCATGCAAGAGGTGCAAGGCGGTCTCGCGGGTCCAGGATTTGCAGGCGTGCCCGTCCTGCGCCCTGGCTGGGGCCTGGTTCCTGCCGCGCTGGTCCAATCAGACGGACAGCGGGCAGAACAAGCTGGGCCCCAGCGCGGACCGATGGGCGCTTAGGTCCGTGACGTACCCGGGAATCGCCGCGGCCATGGCTTCACAGTGGACGGGAGAACTCTCGAAATGAAAACCCACCCCTCAAACATCCGCCCCGGCGACATCGACCTCTACTTCACGGCCAGCCTGAACCGCAGGCTGGCCCGGCACAGGCTCGCCCAATCCATCCGGGACGCCGCCATCCCTGCCTTGCTCCTCCTCGGAGCGATGGCGTTCTCCTGTTCCGCGCTTGCGGCGACCGACGACGAAATCGCCAACGCGATTTACAAGTTGGAAGGTGGCGCAAAGGCGAAGGCTCCATACGGAATCTTGTCCATCAAGGTCCGCGACGCCGCGCACGGGCGCAAAATCTGCCTCAACACCATCCGAAACTCGCGGACAAGGTGGATCAAATCCGGCCGGCCCGGTGATGAACTGGATTTTCTTGCCAATCGGTACTGTCCGCCAAGCGCAGACCCGGTTGGCAATCGCAACTGGAAACGGAACATTCACAAACTAACTAAATGATTTACCTCCTGTGCTCGCTGGCCTACTTGGCCGCAATCGCCGTAATGCTGTACGGATTCAGCAAGCTTCGCCGGACGTGTCCGGTGTGCGATGGAACGGGTGTCAGCCACATACGACAAAGCGGCCTGTGCCGCGCATGCAACGGGGAAGGCAAGCTGTGAGCCACTCCGTCACGTCCAGGTCTGTCAGTTTCCATCGGATTGCTCTTGGCCTGGACCCGCTTCCGAAGCATCCTGTGTGCGTCCGAACGACAGCGGCCCGCCGAATCCACGGCGATAAGCCCCGGAGGCTCCTATCGGTCTCCTACGAGCGTCGCGGGCCGGTCAGGTGGCTCCGGTGGAACTGGGTTCCGGAGCCAGGTGACGTGTTCGTGACCGCGGCGGTCAGGGAGGACTTGGTGACTCGAAACCTGTAACGTCCGGCCCACGATACGGGCCACCTATTTTCCGGCCAACCTGTCGTTGGTCGGTTCCCGCCCGGTGTCTCTTATTGTGGAATAGGGGGCGAAAACCATCGGGCGGGGTTTAATCAACGGAAACGATAGTAACAATATGAACAAATCAACCACATTCAAACGCTACGGAGTGAGGGAGTATGTCCGCGGCTGGCACATCATCGACTCAGCTGGAGAGATTGTCTGGGACGGTGCGGGATATGGAGAGGACCGACCGCTGATGTTCGACACCGAGGACGCGGCGATGGCGTGCGCGGCGCGCATGAGCGATACGGTGGAGGAAAATCAATGAACACGTTTGAAATCAAGAATCCAAGCCTGCACCACGGCCTCGGCCGAGTGGTGTCACGAATCACATCACCGGCCCGCATGGTTGCAGCCGCACGTCCTGGAACCCGACGCGCGGTCCGCCGTGGCATCGGAGGCAAGGCCCTTCGTCGAATCCAGATTGCCACCAAGGCCGAGGAGCGGCGGATTGCCGCCACGGTCGCGGCGGTCGAAGCTGGCGTCATCACCCTGTCGCCGGAGGCCAGCCATCGGCTGGTGGGGGACCTGGAATGAGTCACCACACCAGCGGATTCAGCAAGCGATGGAAGGGCGAGTACAAGTCCGGACCTCGCCCCGGAGAGTTGAAGGCTGCCATGCAATCGAAGGGGCTGTCTGCGAACGAACTCGCGGAGCTTCCCGGCCTGCTCGCCGAGGCCCGTGAAAAGGGCTGGATGACGTGGCCCTCCGAATTGGAGGATGCGCGCGTGATACACCGGGCGAAAAAGTAAACCATCACCAAAATGACATGGATTCTACCAAAACAATTACACACGTTGGCTTGTGCGCTGGATACGGAGGCATTGAACTTGGACTTAAAAGAGTCATCCCGAATCTGCGAACAGTCGCTCTTTGTGAGATCGAAGCGTTTGCCATTGCGAACCTGGTTGCAAAAATGGAAGCGGGACTCATGGACCCGGCACCTATCTGGCCGGATCTTAAAACCTTCCCTTGGGGAGCGTTTCGTGACCAAGTGGGCCTCCTCACTGGCGGTTATCCATGCCAACCATTCAGCGCAGCAGGCAAGCGAGCCGGAAAAGATGACCCAAGACATTTATGGCCTTGGATTGCAGATGGAATTGATTCAATGCGACCAAGTATCTGTTTCTTTGAAAATGTCGAAGGACATATCTCGTTGGGGTTGTCCAACGTCATCGAAGACTTGGGAAGAATGGGTTACAGAACAACGTGGGGCATATTCAGCGCGGCTGAAGTTGGCGCGCCTCATCAACGCAAACGAGTCTTCATCTTGGCCAACCGCAACGACGAGGGATTGGAAAGGGCCATCAGCAAGAGCATACAAAGGCAATCCAGAGAATTTGTCGGACATAACAATGATGACTTGGCCAACACCCACAACAGCGGAAGCGGGCAAGATCAGTTGTCGTCCGAATTATGGACAACTGGGGTTGAGCAATCATCCAGAGGTTCATGGTTATCAAGTAAACCGTACGAAATTGGAAAAATCACGGTCTGGCCGAGTCGTCCATCAATCCCCCAACACTCATGGGAACCCCCCAGAGTTGTCATCTCAATGGAGAACGCCATCAGCCAACGAGGCTGGAGCCAGGGTGGAGACGTTATTCACGAAAGACGGTCAACCAGCGAAACCCGGAGAGAGGGCGTACAGGCTACAACCGGATGGTCGCCTAGTGCTACAATCTCAAACCATCAATCAGCAAGTAGAGATGGTGGAGAAGGAGAAGCGGCAATTGTGGGCGACACCAAGGTCGGGCAAGGTCACAGACGAGAATCAGGAGACATGGGCCTTGAGGCAAGCCAAGGGGGACGTGGCAACGATGCCGTTGACGTTACAGGTCAAGCAATGGAGAACACCATCCGCAGCGGAGGAGAAGAACCAAGCGCACAGCCAGCAGATTTATCTCCAGAATCAAGTGGGCGCGACACCGAAATTAGGAGAAACGAACGGCAAACTGAATCCTCGCTGGGTAGAAACCCTGATGGGACTGCCCGTGGGCTGGACTATTCCAAGCTGTGCGTGTCCGGTGACAATCGAACCGACGAACTCCGACTCCTCGGAAATGGAGTAGTCCCAGCCACCGCAGAGCTTGCGTTCAGGACGCTTTTCTCATCGCTCGACGCCGACCTTTAGCGGCAAGCGATTGGAACTTTTCCTTGCCGAGTTTTTTGCGACCGATTGATGCCGCGAGAGCAGCAGGGTCTTTGACACCTTTCTTCTCAAGAGAGCCGATAAGTTTTTCGTAACGGCCTCCACCACCAAGTTTCATTTTATCCATAAAATTACCATGCTTTGCACGACCAAAATTTAGGCGTTGTCTTGTCCTTTGCCTCTGAGCAGTTGTGTCGCGCGCGGAAATTCTTTCTACGACCGGGATTGTTCTTTTTGATGGTCATATCCGGGTCGCCGAACCTGACCTTCACAACATTGCCGTTATCGTTCTTCACGTACACCGCGCTCTTCTTGCGCTCGCCAGGAGTGTAGAACGGTTTGTTGAGCGACACCTTCTTTCCTTGATAGGTGTTACCTTTTTTTGAGAGAGAGGTCATGGCTTGATCTTCGGAAATCCTTTAGCTGAATAGACCGAGATTTTCTTCTTCACTCTGTTGCGACGAGAAATGAGCGACTGCTTGGTCCTTTTATTAGAATCAAACGATTGCACAGGAGCAACGAACGGGTCCGCAACGAAGTCGCTCATTTGGTTGGCCTTTGGGGAACACCAAGAGAATCCTCAAACACGTTTCGCTTGTCTTCTGGAAGGCTTGCTTTTGCATCTTCAGATTTCTGATACAAATCATCCCATGTTTTATTGAACTGAACCAATGACATGTTGGAGTTTCTTGCCAACGCATTTGCTTGAGGAATAGTGATGTTTGGTTTTAGACCTGCACCTGCTTGCGGAAAACGAACGACTGCTGCAAGGAAGTTTTGAACAGGCGCGCTTCCAACCATTGCGTCAACTACCCACCTTGCTCCAGTCGCGCGCCTCATTGAATTTGCAATCTGGTCAGGTTGAAGACGCCCCCCTTGCTCCGTCATGTTCCTTGCGCGATTCCACAACATGTAATCATTGATCATGTTGAAGTCTGCCGGATCCAAAACAGTACGAATGATCTGCATCCGGTTTGGATCATCTATGATGTCTCCAAGAGCTTGAACACCTCTGCGAAGATTTGCAGGCCCGGTTTCAGAAACGTGATTCAACAATGCCGTTGCTGCATCTGTCCTTACCGCATTCAGCGTCGCAGGATTCAACTGATTGAGAGCATTTTGTACAACCTGTGGATTTTCAGACCTAAACAAAAAGTCTCTGACAAATTGAGAAGGGTCAACGTCTGGATTCAGTTGATTTCCCTGAACGAGGCTAGTGGTTGTATTGAAAAACTCTCTCGACCTCTGCCTAGCTTGCTGCGCTAGATTGATTACATTGTTTCTCAATGTAGGAGATGCAATGTTTCCAACATTATCGGTGATTTCATTTAGCTGTTGAGGAGTGATTCCAGTTGCGACAGGAATTGTCATCCCGACGTTTTGAACGCGAACAGCATCGTTGAAAATAGACTGAAGCCTGTTTGCGTTTGCCTCACTACCGGCAACAATGTTTCGCACCCCTTGAGGAAGCTCCCTGAAGTTGTTTGCGATGGAAGAAAGGTTTTCAGTTGCAACTCCACCAATTTCAATAGGTGCGCTGCTTCTCAATGAATCAAGAAAACCACGCCGAACCTGGTCAAATTGGATACGCCCCTGCGCGGTTGGAGCCAAAAGATTCCTGATTGAAGTGAATCCTTCTGGCGATCTAGCGAGATCAGAAAAGAACTGCTCTGTGTTTTGATACCCCCCGTCGCTTGCCGGGATAGACGCCCTCCTGATTATCGGATTATCCTGAAGCAAGTTGAACCTGTTTTCAGCAAGCCCCTGAGCGGTCACAACCTCGTTCTCAATTCCAAGCCTGCGAGCAGACGCAAGCTCTTCATTTTTAAGGGCAGAGCGAAGCCTCCTCAGTTGGTTCTGAGCGACGCCCGGTGCGACTTCTGAAAAGTGATGGATGAGTCCATCGATTGACTGCCTGAGTCCAACAATCTGTTCAAAGGTCTGAGGGCTTCTCGCAACATCAAGCAATGCTCTTGCGCGCGAAGATGCCTCATTGAAAAACTGAGAAGGAATGCGATCAATGGTGGTTGTTGGAGCGCCACCGATGATAACAGATGGAGTGGTTGTTATGCGCTCCTCGGTCGCAAGCGCGCCAAGAATATCATCTACTGTATTGGTTAGATTTTGACTTGGAGCTATTGGAACTTCAGGTTGGCCACCAAGCCTCCTTGTAAGAGTTGTTCTGACGTTGTTGTAAGCATTGTCAACGATTCCCCCAAGGCGTTGATCTTCTCCACGTATGAATCCAACAGAGTTGTTTGCTGCGTCTTGCAATGATGCCGCCCTTGGAGAGCGAGGCAAAATGGTTCCAATGGTTCCTTCGACTTCAGCAGAGGCTTGGCCAGCGGATCCCGCTGCTCCAGTCCTTAGTGCTCCCCTTGATACAGCTTCAGCACCAAGAATATCTTGCTGTGCGGTTGCAGATGTTGCTCTTACCTGTTGAACCGGAAGGCCAAGGTTCCCGCGAATCGCTTCTGGAAGTCTTTGCTGTGCGGCAAGTGCGGCAGAGCCTGGACCAAATGTACCTGGAACATTTCTGCCCGTTTGCTGTGTAGCTGTAAGTGGAGCGGCTTCGGGACCAAGCACAACTTCCAATCGACCAGAGGCTTCTCTTCCCGCTTGAGCAATCTGCTGTTCGGTTGTAAGCAAGCTCGCTCGTCGCGCTACTGCTCCACTAGCGCCGCCAACACCCGCTCCAAAAAGTGCAGGGAGACTGATTTCTTTTCCAATTTCTTCCCAAGTTGGAAGCCTTCCTTCATCAATGTATTTTTGGATAACATCACCAAAAGCGGCAGTGGAAGCATTTACAACAGCCTGTCTTCCAGCTTGATAAAGTCCTGCTGCAAAAGGACCAGCAACACCTTGAACCATTCCAAGCGCGGGGGTTGCAGCAACAATTCCAGACTGTAATTCTTTTCCATAATCCGGCTGTTGTCGTTGGCCAGAAAGTCCTTCTATGCTTTGCGCGGTTCGTTCGCCGGCATAACCGGCAAGCCCCATTGCAGCAGGATTTCCACCCGTAAGAACACCGGCAATAAGTGGAGGAGCAATGCGAGCAGTTGTTGTAACAACTCCAAGGCCGGTTTTTCTTGCAACATCTTCAGGAATTGCTGGAGATGTCATAAACCCTCCGCCACCACCAGCGGCTGCGGCTCTTGCGTAACCAATGTTCTTCGCATCATTCACCGCACTCTGCAATTGTTCAGCAGAGCCAAGGTCAGCGACAGGAGCGGATGGTTGAGCAGGGGTGGCTGGGGTTGATGATTGCGATTGTCCACGCAACGCGGAAAGGACGTCCGCTTCTGTCGGCTGAGTATCAGATTCCAGAACAATTCGTTTCTGAACTCCGTTGTCGTCAACTGTTACAGCAAAGCGTGGCATAAGTTATTGTCCAAGGATTTCAGTTGATATGATTTTGATGCCACCACCAGCAGGCTGGCCCACCGATGGAGTGGATGAATCAGGTGTGGTAGGAGTAACTGATTGCTGCTGTCCAAACGTAGGAAATGGTAATTTGTATTTTGTAACAAACTTATTAGCTTGATTCACCTGACCCGGAGTAATCCTGTACTGATCCTTGAACGACCTGACAGTTCCATAGTAATCTTCAGCAACAAGAGACGCAAAGTTCCTGACATCATCACCAAAGTTGTTGCTCTGGATATTTCCAAGAGAAGCCTTAAGTCTTTCCATTTCCTGAGAGGTTACAGCCTTGCCAGATTTTTCAAAAGCAACAGTGTTAAAGTTGCTCTGAAATCTTTGAAGCAAAGCGTACGCTTGTTTTTCTTCCTCAGTTTTAGCGGAAGAAATCTTTCTTTTTAATTCTTCAACCTTGCCGTCAATGAGTCCGACATATTTTTGAATTGCACCAGCACCAAACTGCTTTTCAAATTTATCTAGTTGATCAGCAAGCATTGACGCAGAGTTGGAAATAATTTCGTCACCCCTGATTCGTTTCTGATCATTACCTTCAGGAGTTTTCCACTTACCAGTCAGGGCGTTATTCCTGATGTATGAATCAGTCTGTTCGTCTGGTTTTCCAAATGCAGATGTGTACTCAGCGATGGCGAGTTCAGCGTTACGCTCTTGAGTTCTTTCTGTTGGAGATTTTGCGCGTTCTTTTGCTTTTAAAATTGCATCACCAATTCGCTGCTCAAAAGGGAGGGTATTATCCGTCTGAGTATATGCAGCCCTTACGTCTTGGCTGTACTCTTTTAGTTGTCTGACTTCTCGAAGTTTCGGCATGTACTTATCAAAAACACCCTGATCAATAGACCCTTCTGAAGTTACAACCTTAACATTGTACAGCTCTTGAATATCAGCCGCATCGCTGAGTTGTTTGTTTTCTATTGTCTGTAAAGATTTCTGGAGTCGTGCGCGAGGCGCGTAATTATCCAATTGCTGACTAACTTGAAACATTACGTTCTGGTTTGACTTTGACTGTACCGGAAGAAATTTTGGAAATTCAGCTTTTGGATTTCTGAAAAACTCATCACGCATTTGCAGGTTTGTCTGCATGTTTCCATAATCGTTCGTGAGTTTTGACTGCTCGTCCAGGGCTTGATTGTAAGCATTGAGCTGAATCTTGTTTTGAAGCTCAGATTGCTCCTTACGAATCTGTTGGTCGGCCATTTGCATGTTGACCTGATCCATCATCCTACGCTGTGTCTGCGCGCGATCGTACAACGATGCGCCAATCTGAAATGCTTCAAGAAATTGGTCGGCCATAAGAATTTTTAGTTGTAGCCAACACCGTAATTTCCGTAACCCGAAGAACCAAAGTTCATCGGCTGACTATACAGGTTTTGAGACTGAGAAGGGCCGTTCATCATGTTATCTACATTCCCGTAGTTGTACGGAGAAGATTGGCCACCGGGTGCGCCCTGCCCATTTCCTTGTCCAAAGTATTGATTGAACGCAGGACCAGCAACAAGACCACCAATAGTTGAGAGAGATCCACCAAGAGCAGACATCATCGGATTTGGAGCAGCAGACACCTGTGCAGCTTGCAAATCCCGACTGTATTGAGCTTGCTGCTGCTGCTGCAAAACCCCGACGCGTTGTGCCGGCGTGATGAACATGCTGCTGGTCGAGAACGGTTGGACCATTCCAAACATACGCTGCTGCTGGATAAAGCTCTGTGCCTGCTGCAATCCTTGGTTCTGGATCTGCATGCCGGTCAGTCCAAGGTCGCGCGCAGTCAACGATCGGCCCATCCCGCTTGCACCACCAAAGCCACCGGACAATGCTCGTCCAGCGGTTGACCGTTGAACCTGTGAAGATATTTCCGGCGAGATTTCGCCTCGCAAAGACGCTCCGATGTTTGATCCTGCCTGTGCAATCAACTGGTCGTAACCAGGGATGGCCCGCCGAAGCTGTTCCTCCAGAACGCTCTGGTCAGCAGTCGTTGTCTTTCTTGCAAGTTCTGACGCAGAAGACAATGAACCAAGGTTTTGCTTGATTGCTTGTTTTTGCTCTGCGGCAAAATCAATGGGCTTGAATGCTGGAATAACGGGCTTTTTGCCAGCCCCAAGCAAACCGCCCAAAATACCGCCAGCGGATCCAATTATGCCCCCAAGAAGTCCCTCTGCCATAAATTAAAATTCCTCCTTTGTGAATTGATTGCAATTATCAATCAAGAATGATTTTTCATGTTCAATGTTCATGGTTTTCATATTCAGAACCATTGGGAAAAACCTCCACCGTTCAAGCCGACCCCGACCATCCTGATGGTGTGTACTGCGTCGCCAAGATATTGCATCGTCTGTTCCTGTACAGCCTGTACCGCTTTCGATTCGTAGGCCACTGCTTCCTGTATCAAGTCGTTCTCCTCTTTGCGGATTGCCATGACCATCAACTTGATGGCGTCAGGAGAAGGCGGGATCAGATAGTCGTTCACTCCGGTAGCGTTGACGTGACGCATCTTCGCCATGACCGTCACCGGCTTGCTGTCGTCGCTGCTGCAACGGTCCGCGAGATAGCTGCGACGATACTGAGGAAGCGTCTCATCGGGGTCGTACACAGCCAGATCAAGCTCCAAAAGAGTTGTAGCATTGTACTCGTACAATCGGCTCGCCGTGTTCGTCGCCTCGCGGATGACCCCTGTAAGGCTGGTGAACTTCTTGGTGGATTGAACGTACGGAAGAGCCAAGGTCAGCTTTTCGCCATCAATCCAAACGCCTCCAGATAGCGTCCTGATCCATTGACCGTTCTGGTCCACCCCCTGAAGCGTGATGGTTTTGCCGACATCCGACGCATCGCCTGGATAGACTCGAATATAGCTGTTCAATCCACCGGACATGTCTCGGTAAGAAACAACCGTTCCTCGATCGACAAGCTGTTTGCCGGCGCACGCCGAGTTTTCACCGAGCAATCCATATCCGCTCTCTTGGAACTCGAACCATTGGTTGCGAACAGTACCGACGCCGCAGCAATCTGCCACCGCTTCAATCGTCTCGATCTGTCTAGGCCAAGTTATACACCCACCAACGGTGTTTATCGTGAACCGACCGTACGCTCCCGCCCAAAGACCCTTGTGAAGCAATCGGCGACACGCCTGATTGATGTAGTCATAGACGCGCGGATCATCGACACACACGCCGACAACGCGGGCAATCGTCGATTGGATGTCCTGAACAATCAGTTTCATTTGGTGTAATAGACTCGCGCGGTCCGCTTGATGAAGTAAACACCATAGAACGGAGGAAGGTTGTTGTGAGCGATGTCGCCACCTACGCTAACCGCTTCCGCGTCCAAGCTCGTATCAAGTGTTGCGGCTGGGAACACAGTCGTATTGTTTGTCACAGGGTTGGAATAGGTTCCGCCATCCGCAGAATCCCTTGTTCCATCTTCTCCTCCATGACCAAACACCTGTATCGCTATGTCGTGCGTGTGAACTGCTAATTCTGGAGTGGTCAGCTTGTGTTGGTCTTCTCCGACAACAGCCGTGGCCGTTGCGGTTCCATTCACAGCAACAGCGCCGCTCGCCGCAAAAGCTCCGACACCGACCGGGAATCGTGCCGCGAACGCTGCATCAATCTCCCACATCGGACCTGTGACGCTTGTGACCGTGACTGCACCATCGCCACCGTCGTACAGCCCAAGATCAATCGTCGAACCAACAAACATCCGCCGCTCTTGACCAGCCGCTTCGACCGTGTTCTTTCGGATCCAAAACCCCTGGGTGAAGATCCACCAAAGCCCTTGGTCATCGAGCCAAGGATAAACACGGTTGTTGATCGCAGGAAACGATGCTCCAAAGTTGAAGAACGAGTTCCCGATGGTACTGTTGAAAACCGCCTGCGTCCCACTGATGATGTCGTTGGCCAACGTCTGGTAGTTGGTCGGGCAATAGTTTACAGGAAGGCTTGGAGGAACAAGGTTGATCAGTGTTAGATTTGCCATATTATTCCGATGTGTAAGTAAACGGGTTCACGTCGCACGCTTCAAGCGTCTTGCATCCTTGGGAAGTCCTGCACTCTCCGACAGCAGACTCCTGGACATCGTAAGCGTGGACGCGGACGCTCTTGATGCGACAAAATCCGGTGATGGTCAAAGCCATCTGCACTTCGTACAAGTTACGGGTCGGGGTGCTGATGGTTGAATTGCACGATGTATCTTCTGGGGTCGGCAGACGCATCTTCGGCCTGTACTGAGGTTGGAAGTTAGCAATCGGACAAAGGTTGCTGCACTGGTTCGTTGTGGCGCACTCCGACCAGTTCGCCCAATCCAGCCATCCTGGATATTGGTCAGGTCGATACTGCACATTGAACGCAGCGGTTCCATCAAGCGCATCGATGAAGATGTCCCCTGAATCAAGCCGCTTCAGTCCGAACGGAATCTCAAAGTTGTAAGCCCTTGTCTGCACCAACCACTCAATCGAGCTTGGTCCGTTCGCAACGCTGTTGTCCTCCTTCTCCGCCTTGCTGATTTCCCAGAACTGGATTGATTGGTCAGAACCGCGAGCAAGAATGAAGCATCGGTCACCGTAAGCATTCTCTGACTTCAAGACCTGCAACACGTCGAGGCCGGTCCAGATTCCAGCCCAAGCCGGTGGGAACTTTTTCCGCAGCGACGTGATCAGGTCGAAATCAAGGACAAGCAACGCCTTGTGGATGACGCCTTCAGAGTTATATCTCGGCTGTGCAGTCATCAACAGCCGGTTGTCGAACACGACCGCAGAGCTTGCCCAAAGAAGATTGGTCTGATCGTTGTCGGTGATGTTCAGCACCTCGTTGCTGATCGGGGTATTCCCCCAATCGTTGAACGACCTCCTTGCGATGATGAACGAGCGCACTCCATCAACCGCCCGATAGAAAACGTCACCGTTGACAGTGATGGCCGACCTAGAACCAAGAGCACCATTGGTCAACAAGCTGATTGCTTGGATTGGATAGCTCAGGTTCTTCCAGATATCACGATCAACCGGAGCATTGATGCTGAAAACGTATCGAGGAGTGAAGATCAGGAGCGGGCCTTGGCCGAGCGATGTGTCCGGGTTTCCCGGTATGCCCATCGCCGTGATACCGCCAGAATCAGAAGGAACGGCGAAATCTCCGCCCTCGTTCAAGAAAGTGTTTTCGGTTTCCTTCAAAACGCTCGCGCGCGTTCCGTCACCATAGACGATATCGGTTGCTCTGAATGAGAACCCATTTTCAAGAGCGTACCAGATTCGCCCGTTCACGTAGGCCATCATCCTCCCGCACTTGATCTCATCAATGTTGGCTCTTCGGATTCCTACACCATTAAAAATCAAAGGATCACTGACACCATCTTGGATGATGACAAAGTTTTCTGCCTGCACCATCCATCCATCAAGGATGTTGGAAGGGTTATAAAGACTTGAGGATGTGGATATGTTTTGGACGCTGTTCTGGTCGATGTCGTACAGCCAAACTTTGCCACTGATCAACATCAGGATGAACGTCCTTCCGTTGTCTGCGATATACGGAAGAGCGCATTGAAGGATACCCGTCAATCCGCTTGGATTGTAGCACTCCTCCGAATATCCATCAGCCGTGATGTTGGTGATGTCCGCAGTGATCGTCGCATTGTCTGCGGTGATTGAATCGCAGATGACCATGTCCTTCTGGATGAATCCGGGACGAGGAGACGCGAATCCCTGACGGAAGCTGGCATTGACCGCGAACGCGACCTGGTTCCTGTCCACCTCTGACGGCATCACGCCAGAATCAACGCCACCCTCAAAGGTGACGGATCCATCGGTGTACCTTTTCGGTGCGCGTTCGCTCATCGGTTAGGCTTGGATGCGGTGCACCGAGAATGAAGAACTAGCGTTCAAAGACATTGTGCCAGTATATGCACCTCTAACGTAGTAAACTTCATAATAGTCACCAACATTTGACGCTTGATCAATGTATGAAAACGCAATCGGAGCCTCTATTGCTCCAGGAGTAAAAGCTAGGCTGGTAAAAATAGAAGCTCCATTTTTCTTTATCTGAAACGTGACGTCTGAAGCGACACCGGTTGTGCTTATGTTCAGTACAACATCAATATTATAATATCCCGTATAAGGAACAACATATCGACCAGTTGCCGCTACAAATCCAGAAGCTGAATCAAGCGTTGCCCACGTTCCTGATGGAAAGTCTGTAAGGCTAAATGGGTTCGTCTGTGTGATTAAGGATAACGCCAACGCAGATCCGGTCACTCTACGGGTGAACGTGACGTAGTTGAACGTAGCAGTTCCAGAAGCGATGGTGATTGTGCCAGCGCCGGGTGTGATCGTGATGTTCGCGCCAGCGGTAAGGCTTGCGACCGTGTATCCAGAACCATTTCCAATCGGTATCTGTCCATTGGTCGGAACAGTTGCGACCCCGGTTCCGCCTTTTGCGACAGTCAAGACACCGCTGATGTCTGCAACTGGAATGGTGGCAGAAGTGTTAATTGCTCCAGACCCTGAGCTTCCAAGAGTTTTTACATAACCAGCAGAGAAAGAATCAAGAGCGGTCGCGCTAGGAATCGAAGCGTCAGGAACACGAACGATGTAC